CACAGATGCAGTTAGGTAGAAGTGGTATTGGAACAATCAGTGATACTTATACTCTTGCTTGTGCAAGTCCTAATACCAACAAAGCAGCACTTGCGGTATTGAACTGGATTGAACAGAGGTAATTCTTATGAGTGATAACATTTATCTAGGCAATCCTAACCTTAAAAAGGCTAATACACCCATTGAATTTACCGCAGAACAAATTCAAGAATTTTTAAAATGTAAGGAAGATCCTGTACATTTTGCTAAGAGTCATATCAAAATTGTATCTCTTGACGAAGGTCTTGTTCCTTTTAAGATGTATAAGTTTCAAGAGAAACTTGTAAAAAACTTTCACAAAAACAGATTTAATATCTGTAAGATGCCTCGCCAAACGGGCAAGAGTACTACTGTAGTATCATATCTTCTTCACTATGCAGTATTTAATGACAATGTAAATATTGCAATTCTTGCAAACAAGGCTTCCACTGCAAAAGACCTTCTAAGCCGGTTGCAACTTGCATATGAAAATTTACCTAAGTGGATGCAACAAGGCATCGTATCGTGGAATAAACAGTCCTTAGAGCTAGAGAATGGTTCCAAGATCATTGCTGCTTCTACTTCTGCATCTGCAGTTCGTGGTGGATCATACAATATCATCTTTTTGGACGAATTTGCGTTCATTCCAAATCATATCGCGGATCAATTCTTTGCATCTGTATACCCTACCATTTCATCTGGTAAAAACACTAAAGTAATTATCGTATCTACACCACATGGTATGAATCATTTCTACCGCATGTGGCATGATGCGGAGAGAAAGAAGAACGAATATATTCCAACTGCAGTTCATTGGTCAGAAGTTCCTGGGAGAAATGCAAAGTGGAAGGCTCAAACTATTGCAAACACATCAGAGCAACAGTTTAAGGTGGAGTTTGAGTGTGAGTTTTTAGGATCTGTTGATACTCTAATTGACGTTACTAAACTCAGGAATTTAGTATATGAGGATCCAATCAAAAGAAATAAAGGATTGGATATATATGAAAATCCGATTAAAGATCATAATTATATGATTACTGTGGACGTTGCGAGGGGTATTGAGCACGACTATTCAGCATTTATTGTTTTTGATATTACATCATTCCCATATAAGGTTGTTGCAAAATATCGCAACAATGAAATAAAACCAATGCTATTTCCAAGCATTATTAAACAAGTTGCAGATGGTTATAACGATGCTTGGGTTTTGATTGAAGTAAATGATATTGGAGATCAAGTTTCATCTATTTTATATTTTGATCTTGAATATGAAAATATGCTTATGTGTGCTATGAGAGGTAGAGCCGGTCAGGTAGTTGGTTCTGGATTTTCTGGTAAGAAATCTCAACTTGGTGTCAGAATGACATCTGCAGTTAAAAAGTTGGGATGTTCTAATTTGAAAACATTGTTAGAAGACGATAAGTTAGTTACAAACGATTATGATATTATTTCTGAACTTACCACATTTGTTCAAAAACGTCAATCATTTGAAGCTGAAGAAGGATGTAATGATGACCTTGCAATGTGTCTAGTAATTTTTTCTTGGTTAGTTGCTCAGGAATATTTTAAAGAAATGACGGACAATGATGTTCGTAAAAGAATTTATGAAGAGCAAAAAAATCAAATCGAGCAAGATATGGCACCATTTGGTTTTATTTTGGATGGTGTAAGTGATTCTGATAGTTATGTTGATAAGAACGGAGATAGGTGGTATACCGATGAATACGGAGATATGAGTTATATGTGGGATTATCGTTAAAAACTTGTCAAATACTAAATAAGTTTAGAATAATTTGGACCTCAAAGGAGAGATAAGATGCCGCTAAATTTAGCATCTCCTGGCGTTTTAGTAAGAGAAGTTGATCTAACTCTAGGTAGAGTTGACCCCACATCTGATAAAGTTGCTGCTATTGTTGCTCCCTTTGCTCAGGGACCAGTAGAAGTTCCCACTTTGGTTGAAAATGAGTCTGATTTACTTGCTAATTTTGGAAAAGCGTATGACGCTGATAGACATTTTGAGCATTGGCTAGTTGCTTCCTCATATCTTGCTTATGGTGGATCACTAAGAGTTGTAAGAGCTGATAACGCAGATCTTAAGAATGCATTCTTTGGATCAACCACAACAGCACCCAAGATTAAGAGTTTAGATCAATATAACAGTCTTGGTTATGATGATGACACAATTTCTGGAATTACTTTTGTAACCAGAAACCCAGGTACTTGGGGAAATGGTGTTAAAGTTGCAATCATCGATGGTTATGCTGACCAAACACTCAGCGGAATCAGCACTGCTGGAATCTCCGTTGGAATGGGAGTCAGTCAAACTGTCCCAACCGGAACAATCATTGCAGGTGCAGGAACAACTGCAGTATTAGATGGTTCCTTTAAGGGTGTCATTTCTGGTGTTGGAACTAATAGCATCGATATTAAACTTGTTCAGCATGTAAGTGCTGCTGGTGTTACAACTCAGATTGATTATCAGGAAAACGGAATTTACAGATTTGTTGGTGCAGCTACCACACAAATTGAAGTTTATAACAGTTCAGGTGTTGGTGTCGCAACAATTTCTGACGGAAATCCCACGGATTGGTTTGATGCACAAAAAATTACATTAACCAATTCTGAGATTTTCTGGAATCAGATTGCACCCAAACCAGGAACTTCTGCTTATGCAGAGGCAAGAAATGCAAGATTCGATGAAACTCATATCGTTGTTATTGATGATGATGGTGACATCACAGGAAATCCTGGAACTATTCTTGAAAAGCATCTAAATCTATCCAAAGCAAAGGATGCAATCTTTGAAAACGGATCCGTTTCTTATTACAGAGAGTTTGTAAGAAGTGGTTCTGGATATATTTTTGCTGGTGGTCAACCTGCAGGAGCAGTTGCAATTGATTTCAAACTTAATACTGATGCCGGATTCACTCTTGTAACTGACACTTCCTGGGATCAAAACGCAAGTGGAGTTTCTTTTGCTGGTTATGGTAACACCACTGCAACTCTTGCAGGTGGTACAAACTACAATGGAACTTCTGGTCTAACAACTACCACTTCTCTACAAGCTTCAGTATCAAATCTAAATGCTGGATTTGAAGTTCTAAACAATCCAGATGAGTATGATGTTGATTTCATTCTCATGGGATCAGCAAATTATACTAAGGAACAAGCTCAAGCGATTGGTCTCAAGGCAATTGATATTGCTGAAAGAAGAAAGGATGCAATTGCATTCCTCTCACCTTATAGATCTGCAATCTTCAATGAATCTTCAACAGAATCTGTTGTAAGAGAAGATGAAACTATTACAGATAATGTAATCGGTTTCTTCTCACCAATCACTTCAAGTTCCTTTGCGGTATTTGATAGTGGTTACAAATACATGTATGACAGATTTAGTGATAAGTTTAGATATGTTCCTCTCAATGGAGACATTGCTGGAACATGTGCGAGAACTGATATTAACGCTTTCCCTTGGTTCTCTCCTGCGGGTACTACAAGAGGTGCAATCCTAAACGCTGTCAAACTTCCTTATAATCCTAGTCAGACTCAGAGAGATCGTCTCTATTCAAATAGAATCAACCCAGTGACTTTCCTTCCTGGATCTGGAATTGTTCTCTTCGGAGATAAGACAGGTCTTGCAAAGGCATCTGCATTTGACAGAATTAACGTTCGCCGTCTATTCCTCTATATCGAAAAAGCAATTGCTGCTGTTGCCAGAGATCAACTCTTTGAGTTCAACGATGAGATTACAAGAAGTAATTTCGTAAATAGTGTTGAACCCTTCCTACGTGAAGTTCAATCTAATAGAGGAATTCAAGAGTTTGTTGTTGTTTGTGATGAAACCAATAACACAGCTGCTGTTATTGATCGTAATGAATTTATCGCTGACATTTTTGTGAAACCCGCTCGCTCTATTAATTTTGTTGGACTCACCTTTGTCGCTACTCGCACAGGTGTTTCCTTTGAAGAAATCATCGGAAACGTTTAATTTAGAGGTCAAAACAAATGGCATCCAGAGATCAAGTTAATCCCCCTACCTTAAGGACTATTTCTGACTTCAAAAATAAGTTAGCTGGTGGTGGTGCCAGACCCAACTTATTTGAAGTTGTCCTGTCTTTCCCAACATCATCCCCAGTTTCAAACACAATCTTAGAAAAGGCAAGATTCCTTGTCAAGACTGCAGCACTTCCTGCATCAAACATCGCACCAATTGATGTTGCTTTCCGTGGTCGTCTTCTCAAAATTGCTGGAGACAGAACTTTCGATACTTGGACAATCACCATCATCAACGATGTTGACTTTGCACTCAGAGGTGCGTTTGAGCAGTGGATGAACAGCATGAATAACGTTTCCAATGCAACTGGAGCGACTAATCCTGCTGATTATCAGGCTGAGGCATATGTTTATCAATTGAATAGAGAGGGTGAAGTTCTAAGAAAGTATCGTTTCTTTGATGTATTCCCCACTAACATTTCACAGATTGATCTTTCCTATGATTCTTCAGATGTTCTTGAAGAGTTTACTGTTGAACTACAAGTTCAATATTGGGAAGCTCAAGGAAATGGCGGTGATATTGTCTGATAAATAAGTTCATTAACGTAGATTCTTTATAACATGGCGAGACTTTTTGGATTCTCTATTGAGGATGAAAATAATAATAAACCCAAGACCGTGGTCTCCCCCGTTCCTCAAAATAATGAGGACGGGGTTGATCATTATATCGCAAGTAACTTCTATGGTCAATATCTTGACTTAGAAGGTGTATATAAATCTGAATTTGAACTTGTAAAAAGATATCGTGAAATGGCACTTCATCCTGAGTGTGATACTGCCATTGAAGATCTTGTAAATGAGGCGATTGTAAGTGATCTAAACGATACTCCCGTTACAATTAATCTTGATAATTTACCAGCAAGTGATGGAATTAAAAAGAAGATTAGGGAAGAGTTTAAAAATATCAAAGACCTTTTGAACTTTGATTCAAAATCACATGAAATCTTTAGGAATTGGTATGTTGATGGTAGACTTTATTATCATAAAGTAATCGATATTAAGAATCCACATGAGGGAATTCAGGAACTGAGATATATTGACGCTCTTAAAATGCGTTATGTTCGTGAAGAAAAGAAGAAGGATGAAAGGGCCGATATCTTCAAAAATACCCGTGGAAATCAGGAAGCGGTAAAGTTTCCAGAGATTAATGAGTATTTCATGTATATGCCCAGACCAACTTATGCTGGTGGAATGGGCGATAGATATTCTGGAACAAAGGGAATTAAATTCTCAAAAGATTCAATCACCTACTGCACATCTGGTCTGGTAGATCGAAATAAAGGAGTTGTTCTATCATATCTTCATAAAGCAATTAAGTCTCTCAATCAACTTCGCATGATTGAGGATTCTCTAGTCATCTACAGATTGTCCAGAGCTCCTGAGCGTAGAATTTTCTATATTGATGTTGGAAATCTACCTAAAATTAAGGCGGAACAATATCTCAAAGATGTGATGAATCGCTATCGTAATAAGTTAGTTTACGATGCTTCTACTGGAGAAGTTCGTGATGATAAGAAATATATGTCTATGCTAGAAGATTTCTGGCTACCAAGACGTGAGGGTGGTAGAGGAACTGAAATCTCCACACTTCCTGGTGGACAAAATCTTGGCGAACTGAGTGATGTTCAGTATTTCCAGAAGAAATTATACAGATCACTAGGAGTTCCAGAATCAAGAATTGCAGCTGAGGGTGGATTCAATCTAGGAAGATCTTCTGAAATTCTAAGAGATGAACTTAAGTTCTCTAAGTTTGTTGGACGTTTGAGAAAGCGTTTCAGCAATATGTTCTTGGATATGCTAAAAACTCAGTGTCTATTGAAGAATATTTGTACACCACAAGATTGGGATATTCTTGTTGAGCATATTCAGTTTGATTATATGTATGATAATCACTTTGCTGAATTGAAGGAAAAAGAACTTCTAGAAGGAAGACTTGGACTTGCTCAACTAGCTGAACCATATCTTGGCAAGTATTATTCTGTTGAGTATCTTCGTCGAAAAGTTCTTCAACAAACTGATGAAGAGATTCTTGAGATTGATGCACAAATTGAAGATGAAATTAAGAAAGGAATACTTCCTGATCCAAATATGCCAGTTGATGAATTTGGAAATCCAATTGATCAATCTGGTGGCGGTGGAATGATGGGCAATGTTCCTAAGGATCCAAATCCTGATGAAACCTCAACTCAAGCACCAAAAGGTGAAGAGCCACAATAGGATAAATAGTTTTTAGTTTACTGCAACCATTACAATGGAAGATATTGTCGATTTGATTTTTAGTGATTCATCAGCATCACAAGTAAGTGATACGATTAAAGACGTTCTTTATTCAAAGTCCGCTGATAAGATTGATGAATTACGTCCTTTAGCTGCAGCATCACTATTTGGTGGTGAAGCGGATTATGAAACTGAATCTGAGTTTGAAGAGGAAGAGTGATGGCAAGAACTTTGCTTCTTGGAGCAGAATCTGCTCTACCAACAACAGTTGGAACCGCTTCCAGTTTTTCTCAGGCGACTGTAGTTCGTTTACATAACTCTGATACTGGTGCTCATCTTGTCACTTTACTAGATTCCGATTATCAAGGAATTGGGTCAATGACAATGGCAGCTGGAGCAACAGAATATCTTGAGAAAAAGCACGGTGATATGGTTCTTGCAGCAAATGCAGCAGTCTTAGGTGCAAAAGTAGGATTTACAGACTAAAGAAATGAAACTCATCAGAGAAGAGATCGAACAAGTAGAAATTATCGTTGAACAACGCAACGGTAAGAAGCATCTTTACATCGAGGGCGTTTTCCTTCAGGGAAACATCGCCAATAGAAACAGAAGAATGTATAGTTGCAATGTTCTTGAAAGAGAAGTGAGTAGATATAATGAGAATTTCATCAAGAAAGGTCGTGCTCTAGGTGAACTTGGACATCCTGATGGTCCAACAATTAATCTAGATAGAGTTTCTCATAAGATTGTTTCACTTCAAAGAGAAGGTAATAACTTTATTGGTAAAGCAAAAATTCTTTCCACTCCAATGGGAAAGATTGCTGAAGCTCTTCTCAATGATGGTGTAAAACTTGGTGTATCTTCAAGAGGTGTTGGAACTTTAACTCCAACAAAAGAAGGATATAACATGGTAAATGATGACTTTTCTCTTGCCACCGCTGCAGATATTGTTGCTGATCCCTCTGCTCCTGATGCCTTTGTGAATGGCATTATGGAAGGTAAGGAATGGGTTTGGGATGGTGGAATTCTTCGTGAAAGATTTGCGGAGAAAACTTATAAGAAGATCAACACACTTGTTGATCAAAAAAGACTGGAAGAAAACAAATTAAATCTGTTTAAAGACTTCCTATCAAATCTATAAATTATAAATAAGTATAGATTTTCACTTAAGATCTAGATTCGGAGAGTTCAAATGTCCGCCAATTTACAAGAAATGGATAACGTCGTGTCTAAGGGCGCAAAGGCAGGTGAAGGTATGGATGCTTCCACTAAAAATTCATATGTTCCTGGCCATGCCCAGATTGAAGACCTCGGTGGTCCCACACCTGAAAACTACAGACCTGACGACGATTCAGCAAAACTAAGAGATCCTGGTGCATCCTTATCACAAGTTAAGGATGTAGTCAACAGAGGAGCAAAACCTGCAGAAACTATGAAAGGAATGCGTAGAGAGGAGGTTGAAGAAGACTCTGAGGAAGTAATCTCTGAAGTTGAACCTGAAGAAGAAGTAGAAGAAGTAGAAGAAGAAGTCAACGTTGATGAAGACGTTGCTGCTCTCTTTGCTGGTGAAGAACTTTCCGAAGAGTTTCAAGAAAAGGCAAAAACTGTTTTTGAAGCTGCTGTTCGTGTAAGAATCGAAGAAGCTAAGGAAGCAATCGCAGAGAAATATGCACTTGCTCTAGCAGAAGAACTAGAGAATCTCAAAGAAGAGATGACCGAAAGAGTTGATTCATATCTTGAGTATGTTTCTCAAGAATGGATCGAAGAGAATGCACTTCAGATCGAGCATGGTCTGAAGTCTGAGATGACTGAATCATTCCTCCAAGGAATGAGAAGTCTTTTTGAAGATCATTATGTTTCAATCCCTGAAGATAAATATGATGTGGTCGAGAATATGGTAGAAAAACTTGATGACATGGAGACCAAGCTCAACGAGCAAATCGAGAGAAATATCCAACTGAACAGAAGACTTGGAGAAGCTACGGCTGAAACAATCTTTAGCGATGTCTCTGAAGGACTCGCTTTAACTCAGAAGGAAAAACTCGCTTCTCTTGCAGAAGGTGTTGAGTTTGAGGGTGAAGAATCTTACCGTGATAAGTTAACCACACTGAGAGAATCATATTTTCCCAGTGCTAACGTAACTGATAGTCCTGAGACTCTTTCTGAGGGTACAGGCAGTGGACCCGATGTTTCTGGTTCAATGACCCGTTACCTTGAAACCCTCTCAAGAATTAAGTGAAGTTAACCTCTTTATAAATATTTTTGATAAGAAACCCTTAAACTGCAATCTAACACTAGAAAGATGTACAACAATCCCCAACTCCTAGAGAAGTGGGCTCCCCTTCTAGATTATGAAGGTTGCGATGCGATCAAAGATTCACATCGTAGAGCTGTAACTGCCCAACTTCTAGAAAATCAAGAGCGTTTCCTCAGAGAGGAAAAAGCCTTTGCTGATGGCGGTTTTGACCTCCAAGAGCAACCCACCAACTCTTTCTCCACTGGTGGTGGTGCTTACTATCGCGGTTCTGGCGGAACTGATAGCGGCACTCCAACTGGTGGTTTTGACCCCGTTCTGATTTCTCTAATCAGACGCTCCATGCCCAACTTGGTCGCTTATGACCTTGCTGGCGTTCAACCCATGAACGGTCCTACTGGACTTATCTTCGCAATGCGTTCTCGCTATGAGAACATGACTGGAACCGAGGCCCTATTCAACGAGCCCGATTCTGCATTCTCTGCTCAGAACTCTGCTTATGCCACCACTCAGGGTGACTACACTGGTGGTTCTGACAGCGGCGGTGCTGTTGGTTTCGGTACTACCCTCCAGCGTGGTTCTAATCCTGGTGTTCTCGATCCTAATGCTGCTCCTAGCACCTACAGCGTAGGTCAGGGTATGGCAGTTACCGACTCTGAAGCCCTAGGCGAGAGCGGAACTGACTTCAACCAGATGGCATTCTCCATCGAGAAAGTCACCGTGACTGCGAAGTCCAGAGCACTCAAGGCAGAGTACTCCCTAGAACTAGCACAAGACCTCAAGGCTATTCATGGTCTGAACGCTGAAGCAGAACTCGCCAACATTCTCTCTACTGAGATTCTTGCCGAGATCAACCGCGAAGTAATCAGAACCATCTATAAGTCTGCTGAGTCTGGTGCTCAACTCAACACCGCTACCGCTGGTCAGTTTGACCTCGATATCGACTCCAACGGTCGTTGGTCTGTTGAGAAGTTCAAGGGTCTTCTCTTCCAAATTGAAAGAGACGCTAACCAGATCGCTCAGAGAACTCGTAGAGGAAAGGGTAACATCATCCTAACTTCTGCTGATGTTGCTTCTGCTCTCACCATGGCTGGTGTACTTGATTACACCCCTGCCCTCAACGCTAACCTTAACGTTGACGACACTGGCAACACCTTTGCTGGAACCATCAACGGTAAGTATCGCGTTTATATCGACCCCTTCGCTGCTAACAACACTGCACTCCAGTATTACGTTGTTGGTTATAAGGGTTCTTCACCTTATGACGCTGGTCTCTTCTACTGCCCCTATGTACCTCTACAGATGGTACGTGCCGTTGGAGAGAACACCTTCCAGCCCAAGATCGGATTTAAGACCCGCTACGGCATGGTCGCTAATCCCTTCGCTGAAGGTACTGATACTGCCTTCGGTGCTATTAAGGCAGGCACCAACCGCTACTACAGAAGAGTTTCTGTTAAGAACTTGATGTAAGCTTGCGGGTCTTTCCCGTTATCCATTCGACCCCTCCCATAGGGGTCTTTTTTTATAAATAAATTTGAAATATGCATATTTAACATGCCTAGACCATCTGATCCAAATATTGGCGACACCTATGTTGACAAGAATGGGTGGAAGAGAGACAAAGAAAAACACAAAATGTATGTAATGAGGAGACGTGATGAAAGAAAGGCAAAGCTTGTAGGGCATTTTGGTGATGTATGCCATGATTGTGGAGGCAGTTTTCCTCCTTGCTGTTACGACTTTCACCATTTGGACACATCAACCAAATCCTTTGAGATAGCACCTAGGTTGGACGGAAACCTTAACACTATTATGGAAGAAGCAAAGAAGTGTATTATGATTTGTTCTAACTGTCATAGAGTCCGTCATTACAAGGAGCACCGCTAAATACAAATAAAAACATGAAGAACTTTAGAACCTTTTGTGAGAATGCTTATAAGCAAAGTCTTCCTCCAGGTGTCAGAAAAGATATGGAAAAAGGTGGAAAGACTCGTTCTCCAATAGGAGATCTTGCACAACTTGGTGCAACTGCAGCTGCAGTAAAACTTGGTGCTGGTCCAGCCCTTTCTACTGGTCTTAAAGCTTTAAGAGCGTTTGGTAGAAAAACTATGAAAAAACCCGGAAAGACAACTACAAGAAAATTCGGAACTATAGAAACTGAAACTGATAAGGAGTGATAGATCATGACAAGTGCATTTTCAAGACAAATCCAAAATCGTAATTTTTTAACTCCTAGTGGATTTGAATTTATTATTGCCAAGAACCCTAAAATTGATTTCTTTTGTCAGACGGCAAATATTCCAGAGATTCGATTAGGGACTGCAATTCAACCATCATATCTCAAAAATTTAGATATTCCTGGAGAAATTTTGGAATATACTGATTTTGAGATGACATTTCTTGTGGATGAGGATTTTGAAAATTACATGGCAGTTCATAACTGGATGACTGGTCTTGGATTTCCAGAGACTCCACAACAGTTTAAGGATCTAGTAACGAATAGTGATAATATTGAGGATTATCAGGAACAGTTTTCTGATGGGACTCTTATAGTTTTAAATAGCAATCTCAGACCAAATTTCAAAATCAAGTTCAGGGATATGTTTCCTGTGAGTCTTAGTGGTTTGGAGTTTGATAGTAAGATACAGAGCGAACAGTACTTTACAGCAAGGGCTGTTTTCAAGTATAGTATATACGAAGTTACGAACATGCTTGGAATTGATTTATGAATCTTGATGAAATTCAGAAGATGTGGAATCGTGATTCTGAGATTGATAAAGATGATCTCGCAAATGAATCACTTAAAATTCCACAACTTCATGCAAAATACTATGAACTTTACAATACAGTATTGCTACTAAGAGAACGATCAAAAGAAACATACGACAAGTTATATCTAGAACGCTATAACTACTACACAGGAAAGGCAGAACCAAGCGTTTACGAGGAAGAACCATTTCCCTATAAGGTCAGGGAAAAGGAGAGCATACAGAGGCATATGAGCGCCGATGAGAGACTTTCAAAAGTCGATATGAAGATTCGATATTATGACACGATGCTTCGCTACTTGGAAGAAATCATAAAATCACTTTCAAATCGTGGATACATAATAAAGAACGCCATCGATTGGTTGAAATTTACATCAGGAATGTAGCGGAATGAGTGATCTAATTATTTCCAAGAAAAATGAAGTTTATTTAAAAATCAAAACTGAACCTCATATTAAGCACGAAATATCAGATCAATTTACATTCGATGTTGAAGGGGCTAAGTACATGCCCCAATATCGTAATCGTTGGTGGGATGGAAAGATTAGATTATTCAATATTCAAACTGGAGAACTTTATATTGGACTTCTAGATAAACTTCTAAAGTTCTGTGAAGACCATGGATACAAGTTTGAGTTTCAAGATAACAAATACTATGGTCTTCCAATTGATTTAAACAAAATGATTTCCTATGAGGGAGTCAAAGATTATATGACATCAATCTCTGTACATAAACCCAGAGATTATCAAATACAAGCAGTCTATGATGCACTGAAGTGTAATCGAAGACTTATCGTGTCACCGACTGGATCAGGTAAATCTCTGATGATTTATTCTGTGGTCAGATATTATGTTGAGAAGGGAAAAGATACACTTATCATTGTTCCCACAACGTCTCTTGTAGAGCAAATGTATAAGGACTTTGCTGATTATGGATGGGATGTGGGATCATATTGTCATAAAATCTATGGAGGAAAAGAACGAGAGACTAATAATCAAGTCATTATTACCACTTGGCAATCAATTTATAAGTTAGATCGAAAGTATTTTGAAAGATTTGAAGTAGTTGTTGGAGATGAAGCTCATCTCTTCAAATCTAAGTCTTTGGTAAGTATCATGACCAAACTTGCCGATGCAAAGTATCGATTTGGATTTACTGGAACATTGGATGGAAGTCAGACACATAAATGGATTTTGGAAGGATTGTTTGGACCATCTTATTCTACAATTAAGACAAAGGAACTGATTGAGAATAAATTTCTTTCAAATTTAGATATTAAGATCATCATTCTCAAACATCATCCAAGATTGTTTGATAGTTATCAAGAAGAGATTCGATATTTATGTGACAATGAGAAGAGAAATACATTCATCAAAAACTTAACTTTAGATCAAAAAGGAAACACATTGGTGTTGTTTACCAGAGTTGAATCTCATGGTCAGCCGTTATTTGATATGATAAATAAATCAGCAACAAAAGGACGAAAGGTTTTCTTCGTTTATGGTGGCGTGGATACCGAAGATAGGGAAAGAGTTCGTAAAATCACGGAATCTCAAACTAACGCAATCATTGTTGCATCTTATGGGACCTTCAGTACTGGAATTAACATTAAAAATCTTCATAATGTTATCTTTGCGTCCCCTTCAAAATCAAGAATCAGAAACCTACAGTCAATTGGTAGGGTCTTGAGAAAGAGTGATAGTAAGTTAAAAGCAACTCTATATGATATTGCTGATGATATCACTTTTAACAAAAACAGAAATTATACCTTAAATCATTTAGTCGAAAGAATTAAAGTATATAAAGAAGAAAAATTCAATTATGAAATTATAAACGTCGCATTATCAAAATGAATTCAGATCTAGAAAAGGAATTTTACTGTGCATTAAAATTAGTTTCTGGAGAGGAGATCTTTTGTTTGATGATGGTGGATGATACTGATGATGATCCAATTCTGATATTACAAGATCCTGTGGTCATTACTTATATCACAAATCGAAATCATCATCATATAAAAATTGAGCCTTGGATGAAACTTACAAATGATGGAATTTACTTTATTCGACTTTCAAAAGTCATCACAATGTCTGAAATACATGACATAGATCTCATTTCATTATACAAATCTTTTATTAATTCAAACTCAGATGATTTTGATGATGAAGATGATCAACTTGATAATGAAAGATCAGTCTCTAAAAATATGGGATTCTTAGGGTCTGTAGATGAAACTAAAAAAAGCTTAGAGAAGTTATTTCATCTAGATCTTAAAGATCGTAAAGAATAATAGCTAAAGCTATAGCTCATCTTTATCCCAGACAAGCCAGAGTCTACTCATGTTTTTGATACTTGTCAAGGCCCTGTTCGTTATGTTATAATTTCAATAACTAAAAGTTATTCATAATGACCAGAACTAAAAAGAAACCAGAACATTACGTTAACAATAAGGAATTTTTATTTCATATTGTCAAGTATAGAGAATACTTAATTAATGCCGAGAGTGAAGGCAAGACAAAACTTGATCTTCTCAAAGAGTCTAGAGACTTCAGAAAGACTCATGAATACCTTGGATCTTGTTTCAAGAAGATTGGGGATCATTTAGCACATAAACCAAATTTTGTAAATTATGTGTTTAAAGATGATATGATTTCTGATGGCATTGAAAACTGCATTCAATACATCCGAAACTTTGATCCCGCAAAGAGTAGCAATCCATTTGCATACTTTACTCAGATCATTAACTTTGCATTTCTTCGTAAGATTCAAAAGGAAAAGAGACAACTGGAAGTTAAAAGTCGAATCATTGAAAAGTCAGGATTTGCTGAAGTCATGTCAGTTGACGAAAGCTTGCTTTCTGGTACTAGTTCAGACTATAATACGATTAAAGAAAACATCCAGTATAAACTGAATCGATGAAGATCGCTATTATCACTGATCAACATTTCGGCGCAAGAAAGGGAAACAAGAATCTTCATGACTACTTCAAAAAGTTCTATGATGATGTGTTTTTTCCAACTCTTGAAAGAGAAAATATCGATACTGTCATCGATATGGGTGATACTTTTGACACTCGTAAGGGGATTGATTTTTGGTCTCTCAGTTGGGCTAAAGAGAACTATTATGATATTCTCCGCGATATGGGCATCACTGTTCATACAATCGTCGGTAATCACACTGCTTACTATAAAGATACCAACGAAATTAACTCTGTTGATCTTCTTTTACGAGAGTATAGTAATGTTATTGTTTATGGATCTCCTACAGAACTTACAATTGGGAATCTACAAACTTTCTTTATCCCTTGGATGAATGATGAAAATCGTGAACAAACTCTAGAGATGATGGCCAAAACTTCTGCAAAGGTTGCTTTTGGTCATCTTGAAATGAAGGGTTTTTATGCAAATCGCTCTTATATTGTGGAGCACGGAGACGATAAATCAACATATCAAAAGTTTAAAAAAGTTTTCTCTGGACATTATCATCACAGAAACTTTCAAGATAACGTTTACTATCTTGGGAATCCATATGAGATTTATTGGCATGATGTAGATGAGACCAGAGGTTTTCATATCTTTGATACAGAAACCCTAGAACACACTCCAGTCAATAATCCACATCGGTTATTTCATATCATCTCTTACGAAGATACTCCACATCAAACTTTCAATGCTGAACCTTACAAAGATAAAATTGTAAAGGTCATTGTAAACAAGAAATCAAGCATTAGTCAGTTTGATAAGTTCGTTGATAAACTTTATGCATCTGGAGTTAATGATTTAAAAATTGTTGAAAATTTTGACTTTAATGGTTATTATCAATCTGAAGATCTAGACACTGAAAATGTTGAAAATACTCTTTCAATCCTGAATAGATATATTGATGATTCAGAATTCAGTTTAGATGTTTCAAAAATGAAATCCATTTTAGAAAAAGTCTATAGTGAAGCTTGCGAGGTTGACTAGCATGTATATGCTCATCCAAAAAACAAAATTTGCAGAGGGTGCATATGCAGTAGTTAATAAGAATTATGAAAAGGTTTTGTTTTTCTTTGAAGAAGAGGATGATGCTGAAAGATATGCTATGATGTTAGAGCAAGAAAGTACTGAAAAAAGAATTGTTAAAGTTGTAGAAGTTGATCCAGAAATGGCAATTAAGACTTGTATTTCAAATGGATTAAGTTATACTATAATTACACCAGATGATTTTGTAATTCCACCTGTAAATTGAAATATGATCACCTTTAAAAAAATTCGTTGGCGTAATTTCTTAAGTACTGGAAACCAATGGACTGAAATTGATTTTGTTCAGACCAATAATACAATTATTGTTGGTCCAAATGGATCTGGAAAATCAACTCTTTTAGATGCCCTTACATTTGTTTTATTCAATAAACCATTTCGCAAAATTAACAAACCTCAATTGGTCAACACAACCAATGAAAGAGATTGTTTAGTTGAGATTGAATTTAGTGTTGGTAATAAAAATTATTTTGTTCGGAGAGGAATGAAACCGAACATCTTTGATATTGAAGTAAATGGAAAAACGCTTCATAAAGAAGCAGATGATCGATCAAATCAAAGAATCTTAGAAGATAATATTTTAAAACTGAATCATAAATCTTTTACACAAGTTGTTATTTTGGGATCATCAACATTTGTTCCTTTTATGCAACTGTCCAGTGGGCATAGAAGAGAAGTTATTGAAGATCTTCTTGACATCAAAATCTTCTCTGCAATGAATTCAATCATAAAGGAGAAGATTAAGATCTTTCGTGAAAAGACTAAAATTCTTGAAATTAAAAAAGATGGAGTTCTTGAGAAGATCAAGATGCAGAAGTCTTTTATTGAAGAACTTGAGAATCGAGGAAATGCCAATATAAATGCCAACAAAAAAAAGATTGCCAATCTTACAAATGAAATTGGCAATTATATGGATGAAAATAAAAAGATTTCTGATGATCTAGAGAAACTTCAGGATGAGTTAAAAAAATTTGATGGAGCCTCAGAGAAACTTCGTAAGTTGGGAAACCTGAAAGGAAAGTTGTCTCAAAAGGTATTAACTATTACAAATGAGCATAAATTTTTTAATGAAAATACGGTATGCCCTACATGTACACAGAACATAGACCAAGAGTTTAGGTTAAATAGAATTGAAGATGCTCAAAATAAAGCAAAGGAATTGCAGTCTGGTTATGAAGAACTGGAAAAAGCAATTCTAGAAGAAGAAACAAGAGAGCAAAAGTTCAAGTCAATTAGTAAGGAGACCGTCAATCTCAATTATGAGATTTCTAAAAACAATTCAACAATATCTGGTGTTCAGAGGCAGATCAATGAACTTGAATCTGAAATTCAAAAACTTACCCATCAACTTGAAAACAGAAATACTGAACATGACAAATTAATTTCCTTTCAAAAGGATTTGGAGAAGATTTATGATGATCTTTCTGAACAAAAAGACCAGTTGAATTATTATGAATTTGGATTTTCTCTTCTAAAAGATGGTGGTGTAAAACGGGAGATTATCAAAAAGTATCTTCCTTTGATTAATCAGCAGATTAATCGCTATCTTACCATGATGGATTTCTACATCAACTTCAAACTTGATGAGGAATTCAATGAAACTGTACAATCTCCAATTCATGAGAAGTTCTCATATTCATCCTTCTCTGAAGGTGAAAAGATGAGAATTGATTTGGCACTTCTCTTTACATGGAGAGAAGTTGCAAGAGCTAAAAACTCTGTAAATACTAATCTATTGATCATGGATGAAGTATTTGATAGTTCTCTTGATGGGTTTGGTACGGATGAGTTTCTGAAGATTATTCGTTATGTCATTAAAGATGCTAATATATTCATTATTTCTCATAAAGAAGGACTATATGACAAGTTTGAAAACGTCATTAAATTTGATAAGATAAAAGGGTTCTCCAGGATCGTCTCATGACAACTCCAAACTGGCAACACAACTCCAACAAAGAAAAGAAGGGCAAGGGGACCTGTAAAGGAAGACTCCGAGCCCGAAAGCAAGCGTTGAACCACTTCAAAAAGTGTCACAAGACCTCCCGCAAAGGGGGGTCTTCTTGTATGATATGTGGGTAATCGACAAACACCCCCATGGCAGTTCAATACGAAATCAAGTCTCAACTTGCCAAACTCCTTGCCACTGAGGATCTAGTGGTTGAGCACAAGTCCGTTGAGACCGCTTGCTTTAACGTCCACACACGGGTCCTGACGCTTCCTTTGTGGGAAAAGGCATCGAACACCGTCTACGACCTTCTGGTGGGCCATGAGGTCGGCCATGCCCTTTATACGCCCGATGAGGATTGGACTGAGAATGTAACCATTCCACACCAATTCGTAAACATTGTAGAAGATGCTCGTATTGAGAAATTGATGAAGGGTAAATACCCTGGTCTTTCCAAGACCTTTTATAAAGGATATAAAGAACTTTCAGATCAAGATTTCTTCTCCATTGAGGGTGAAGATCTGAGAACTTTTAATCTCGCTGATCGTGCCAATCTTTATTTCAAAATTGGTAACTACATTGATGTTCTTTTTTCAGATGAGGAAGATGAGATTATTGAAATGATCTCAGATTGTAGTACTTTTGCTGATGTTCTCATTGCTGCAGAAGAACTGTACAAATATTGCAAAAATCAAGAAAACGAACAGCAGAAGATTGAGTTTCCAAATACTCATGAACAAACGGGTTCAAACTCTTCGGGAGCTTCCTCAGATGAAGAGATTCAACCTCAAAATTCTGACAATGATGTTGATGAATCTCAACCATCTGAAGAGACTTCTAACAATCAAGAAGATACGACTGAAGGTGATGTTGATACTCCTGTCAATAAGACTGAGAGTGAGGAGAAAGAACCTGAAGTTCGTACAGATTCTTCCCTGTCAGAAAAAATCAAAAGTCTAGTTAATAAGCATGGTTCTGAAAACTGCTATGTTGAAATTCCTGAAATTAATCTAGATTCAGCAGTAGTTGATTATAAAGAATTCCATGAATATATTAATGATTCTTTTTCTCAACAACAGCGGTCAAGTGATGAACTTAGACAAGTATATGGTGGAAAGTGTTATGCTCTATTTTCAGATGCAGATTCTGAATACCAAAAATTTAAAAAGTCTGCACAGAAAGAAGTCAATTATTTGGTGAAGGAGTTTGAATGTAAAAAGTCTGCAGATTCATATGCTCGGGCATCCATTTCCAAAACTGGAATTTTGGATTGTTCAAAATTACATACCTATAAGTACAATGAAGATCTATTCAAGAAAGTGACAACTCTTTCTGATGGAAAAAATCATGGATTGATTTTTATTCTTGATTGGTCTGGTTCTATGGCACCTGTTCTGCAGGACACAATCAAACAACTCTTTAATCTCATTTGGTTCTGTAAAAAAACTAACATTCCATTTGAAGTTTATGCCTTTACAAATAATTGGAAAAACGTAACATATGATGAAAATAACAAACCAATCTATCCTCCAAAGCATTATGAAGCTAAAGATGGACAATTGATTGTTGATCAAGACTTTTGTCTTTTAAATTTTCTGAGCAATCGAATCAAATCTTCAGAATTTGAAAACTGCATGAAGAACATTTGGAGACTCGTATTTGGATACAAAAATGGTGTTAGTTATGATGCTCCATCCCGTGCAAGTCTTTCTGGAACACCTCTCAATGAATCTTTGATCTGTTTGAATCAAATTATTCCAAAATTTCAGAAAGAGAACAAACTTCAAAAAGTTCAGTGTGTAGTCTTGACTGATGGTGAAGCTCATCACCTAAATCGTCACTCTGAAATTAATTTGAAATGGGAAAATGAAACTCGACTTGGAGCACGTTCCATCAATCCAGAAACAACATTTTTGAGGGATCGTAAAACTGGAAAGACATATTCATTTGGTTATAACTATCATGAGTTTACTCAAACTCTTCTGAATAATCTTCAAGATCGTTTTCCATCAACTAATTTTATTGGGATTCGGATTATTGAATCTCGCAATGCACACTCCTTCATTCGTATGCATACCTCTTCAATAGAGGAACGTTCTAGGTTGGAATCTATCTGGAAAAAAACACGTAGTTTTACTTTAAAAGAAACTGGATATGATGCATACTTTGGCATCTCATCGAATGCACTTTCTCAGGATAGTGAGTTTGAAGTTGCAGATTGTGCAACGAAGATTCAAATTCGTAATGCATTCAAAAAGTCTCTTTCATCTAAGAAGATGAACAAAAAAATTCTTGGAGAGTTTGTCTCCCTCATCGCCTGAGGGTCAATCCTTAAACTGTCACAAGGGGGTGGTCAACCCACCCCAACCGCTCTATACTTACATTGTTCAAACAAATTACATCATGACTCTTTCTTCTGACTTCATCCTCTCCTCTCTTCGTAATCTTTATGGCAACAATATCACTTCTGGTGATGTTCGTGCATGGTGTGCAATGAATGATTCAAACTATTGCACCGTCACTCAAAAAATTTCTAAATACAAAGTCTCCCGTGGTCGTTGGAATCTTGATGTGAATGAAGAAAAAGTTGAAGAAATTGAGCGTTCCTACAAAGCACCAGCAGCAATTCCTGCAGTAGAACAGAATCTTATTCCTGAAAAAGATGATACTTTCGTCAAGTTTGGTAACTTCAATGATGTTAAGAAAATTATTCAGTCCCGTCTCTTTTATCCTACGTTCATTACGGGTCTTTCGGGTAATGGTAAAACGTTCAGTGTTGAGCAAGCATGTGCTCAACTGGGTCGGGAACTGATTCGTGTAAACATTACGATTGAAACTGATGAAGATGATCTTATTGGCGGTTTCCGTCTTATCGATGGTGATACCGTCTGGCACAATGGCCCAGTCATTGAAGCACTCCAGCGAGGAGCTATTTTGCTCCTTGACGAGATTGACCTTGCCAGTAACAAAATTCTCTGTCTCCAATCTATCCTGGAAGGGAAAGGAGTATTCCTTAAAAAGATTGGAAAGTTTGTTCAACCAACAGATGGATTCAATGTCATCGCAACCGCCAATACTAAAGGCAAAGGTTCGGACGACGGCCGGTTTATTGGAACTAACGTGCTCAATGAAGCATTCCTAGAACGTTTTCCTGTGACCTTTGAGCAGTCTTATCCAACTCCTGCAACTGAGCAGAAGATCCTAGAAGGTATCGCTCTGGATCTTGGTGTGGAAGATCGTGATTTCTGCAAGCGTCTTGTAGATTGGGGTGACATTATTCGTAAAACCTTCTATGATGGTGGTATCGAAGAAATCATCAGCACTCGTCGTCTTGTTCACATTATCCGTGCATATAGCATCTTTCAAGATAAGGCAAAGGCGATTCAAGTCTGTGTGAATCGTTTCGATGATGAAACAAAGCAATCTTTCCTTGAACTCTATGACAAAGTGGATGTTGACTTTACTCTTGAGGTAAAAGATGGAATGGGAGAAAAAATCTAAAAATGTTTTTTACGTAAAGAACATTTTTAAACTGGACTATTATAACTTAATCTTAGATGAATTTAATTCTATCAACAATTCGTGGATTTTTGAAAAAAGAGAAAAAAATAGTTCCCCCTTATTTGGGGAACTATTTTGCAATGTTGGTCCAGATATTGGAGAAAATTTAAGGTTCATGGATGCATCAATAATTGCAAAATACCATTGCAAAAAAATTCTTGAAAGGGAGTTGCAATTAATCCGAATCAACACTAATATTCAGTTTTTTGGGCAGGAGTCTAATTTTCACCCTGACGACTTTCAAATTGAATATTGGTCATTTGTTGTTTTTATGGATTATGAATGGGACTTATCCTGGGGGGGTGAATTGACAGTTGAAACTAGTCCTGGTGAATATTTGGGTTTGCCATTTCTTCCAAACTGCGGAGTTCTTTTTAATGCTATGATGGAACACAAGGGATCAGCACCAAACCGATTTTGTAATAAAGAAAGAAAAACACTTGCATTTTTATTTGAAGAATTATGAATGATTTATGGAAAGACTACAAAAAAGTTTTATTTGAAACTTTCCCCGATCTTGAATTATCTGACACCTGGGCTGAATGGTCTACAAAAGGTAATGAATTAACTGCTAAAATTTATACAAATGAGTATATTATTAAGTCGAGAGAGGTTGAAATATGGGATAAAAAATCTTGTATTTACAACAACATCATTTATCCTAAAACCGGATCCAACCTTCCCTGTTTTGGTATGGACCTGATGGGATTCTTTGAGAAAAAAGTTATTGTTGTATTTGATTTCCAACATCCAGTAGAAAATTATCTATTCTCCCATCCAGATCTTCCAAAGGCAGATGGATCATTTAGATTTTTTGAACCTGGAAATCATTTCTCAGAAAACATATACATTGCAAAGTGTACATCTTCTGATGTAAATGATCATCTTGAAATGTTCAAAAAGTACTTGACTATCTACAAAAATATGTTAGAATCTTCAAGGCCAAATGGTTTTGCTGCCGAATCTACTTATGGGGATTTTGACAAATATATGAAAGCACTTGATCCTGTTGCTGGATATCTTTCCAGTAAATTTGGTAAAGAACGAGCAGAATCATTAGTTAATGATTTCCTTTTCTGTTATGACTAATTCATGGAGTTTACTTTACGAAGAATTAAAAATGGATGAAGAACGTATTATGAATGATGATCCTCTGGATAAATTAGCTAAAGACACATATCAGAGATATACCTCTGCATATAATGATGGATGGACTAATGAAATGATTAACATTGAAAAAGAAAAACAAGATAATGGTGAATTGAAGTTCACACTGAGTAAAATGGAAAACAATAATGGTCACTGGAAATATAGTGAAGATCTGACAGTAAAAGAAATTCAAGATTATATTTCTGGAACATATAATTCTCATTATACTTCTCAAGAATCTAAGACTCAAACTCTTGACTTGATTGAAAGTATTGGTGATGCAGAACCATTCTGTCGTTCCAATGCAATCAAATACCTGTCTCGTTTTGGTAAGAAAAATGGTAAATCAAAACTTGACATTTTGAAAGCAATCCATTATTGTATTCTTCTGTACCACTTCTCTGGTCTTCACACAAAACCTACTGATCATTATGAAACTTTCTAAGCAAACCATTGCTACTCTGAATAACTTTTCTGAAATCAATCAGTCCATTCTGATTCATAAGGGAAAGAAACTCCGCACAATTTCAGTAATGAAAAACATTCTTGCTGAAGCGGAAGTTAAGGAAGAATTTGAGAAGGACTTTGCAATCTATGATCTTCCTCAGTTTCTAAAAGTTCTTCGGATCTATAATGATCCTGAACTTGACTTTAGTGAAGATAACTACGTCACTATCAGAGAAGGTAAAAATCGTTCCCGATATTTCTTTGCCGATCCTAATGTAATCGTTTCCCCTCCAGAAAAACCGCTAGTTCTTCCAAGTAAAGATGTTTCATTTGGAATTACACCAAGCCATTTGAGTCAATTGCTTCAAGCAGCAAATACTCTGGATCTTCCTGATCTATCTGTCATCGGTGGTGCTGGTGTGATTCGTCTTGCTGTTCGTGATAAAAAGAACGATACATCAAATGATCATTCAATTATTGTTGGTGAGACCGATAAGGAGTTTACGTTCAACTTTAAAGTCGAGAACATCAAGATTCTTCCTGGAAACTATGATGTAGTGATCTCCCGACAGTGTTTGGCTCAATTTACAAATGCACTGGAATCACATCCCCTCACATATTTCATTGCACTGGAACCAGACTCTGTGTATAATGAGTGAAGCAACCGCTTCACCATGAACATCTTTGTGACTAGCCCAAACCCCGCTAAGAGCGCCCGAGTGCTTCCAGACAAACACATCGTCAAGATGCCCTTAGAGACCTGTCAAATGCTTTCTATCGTGGCATCAGACAAGTGGGGACATGGATACGGCACTCTTCCCAAGGCAGACGGTACTCCCTATGCCACTGAGAAGGGTGCTTTTCGCAATCATCCATGCACGATTTGGGCAAATCAAACAATTGAGAATGCTAGATGGTTAATCGTTCATGGATTTGCACTGTGTCAAGAATATTTTGAAAGGTATGATAAAAAACATACATGCTATAATACTCTCATGGTTGCAAATGAAATTTTTCCAAATGTAAATTATTCTGACCATACTCCGTTTGCTAGAGCTATGCCAGATGAATTTAAACTTGACAATAGTATTTCGACATTTGATGCATACAAGATGTATATTGCATCTAAACCTTGGGTGAAGGACAATTATCTTCGCATTCCCAATCGTAAACCTGAATGGATTTGATTATGAAAGATCGACTTATAAAATATACTCTAAAGAATCATCAAAAAATTAAAGATTTTGTTCTCAATGAAATTGATAATTTTAATGGTGGTGGAATTCTTCCTGGCGATGATGAAAGTTCAGTTTATAAAACTGATTATTTCACACAAATGGAAAAATCTTCACGTCAAATAGAAAAATATTTTTCCTTTTTTGAGGAAAATGCAAGGGATTTTTATGATTTTATTCTTGATTATTATTACACTCCATCAATAAAAATTGATAATTATTGGTTTCAGCAGTACATAAAAAATGATGCTCATGTTTGGCACGTACATCCATTTGCATCTATCTCATATGTTTATTATGTCGAGTTGGAAGATTCTTCTTTGGCGACAGAATTTTTTGATATAAGGACGAAAAAAACATTTCGTCCAGATGTTCAAGAAGGTGATATAATTATATTTGATTCATATATTCCACATAGATCTCCAAAAGTCTTATATGATACCAGAAAGACTATTATTAGCTCCAATTTAAATTTTAACCTTTGTCTTGATGTTGAACGAATTGAAAATGAATTATCACAATGAGTTTCTTTGGGTTGAAAAGTATCGTCCTCAAACAATTGAAGATTGTATTCTTCCTGAAGACACAAAAAAAACATTTCAAAATTTTCTGAATAGTGGTGAGATTCCAAATTTACTTCTTGCAGGACCTGCAGGATGTGGGAAGACGACGGTGGCAAAAGCATTATGTAATGAGTTAGGAGTAGATTGTTATGTCATTAATGGATCTGATGAAGGACGATTTTTGGACACGGTACGGAACCAGGCAAAAAACTTTGCTTCGACCGCATCACTTCAAGCAAATGGTAAACACAAAGTCATCATCATTGATGAGGCAGATAATACAACCCACGACGTACAACTCCTCTTACGGGCAAATATTGAAACGTTTCATAAAAACTGCCGATTCATCTTCACCTGCAACTTCAAAAACCGAATCATCGAACCACTTCACTCTCGATGTGCAGTTATTGAATTCACAACAAACAAAAGTGATAAACCCAAAATTGCAGCAGACTTCTTCAACCGTCTCAGGACTATTCTTGAGAAAGAGAATGTTGAATATGATCCAAAAGTTCTTGCACAACTGATCAACAAACACTTTCCAGATTGGAGACGTGTTCTAAATGAGTGTCAAAAGTATGCTGTCAGTGGTAAGATTGATAGTGGCATTCTAGCGACATTCTCTGATGTCAACATTGAAGATCTCATGCGTTCTCTATCCGCAAAGAACTTCAAAGAGGTTCGTAAATGGGTTGTAAACAATCTTGACAATGATCCTGGTGTGATTCTTCGGAACGTTTATGATGCTCTTTATGATCGCTTGGAGGGACCTTCTATTGCTGCAGCAGTTTTGATCATAGCTAAATATCAGTATCAGATCGCATTTGTTGCTGATCAGGAAATTAATCTTCTTGCAGCACTTACAGAAATTATGGTTGAATGTAACTTCAAATGAATATCTCTAATGATGATGCCTTATGGGCTGCAAATGAATTCATTAACTACTTCAAGAATCTTCAGACCATTGAAGATTATCTTCGATATGTAAAGAAAGAAGTTTTGGATCAAATGTCTGCAGTTTCATCATTTTCTGATGATATCTTTAATGCAGATATTCATCCAGAGGAAATGAATTTTACCATTCTTCCTGTAGGTAAAGACGGATTTGATCAGAGGTATTATCGAAGTCTCCTTGCCGCCGTCTCGTCTCATAATAATGAGCAGAATATTCCTGGAAGAGAACATAAGTGGATTGTAAAAGAGACTACAACAAATACAGTTGTTGGGTTTATTCGTATTGGATCTCCAACAATCAATTCCAAACCAAGAAATAATTGGATTGGAAAATCTCCCGATCTTCGCTTGTTTAATCAACATGCATGTATGGGATTTGTAATTGTTCCCACTCAACCTTTTGGGTACAACTATCTCGGAGGAAAACTTCTTTCATTGCTATGTTGTTCTCATTTTACAAGAGAATTCATTAGTAAAAAGTTTGAAAAAGATATTTGTCTCTTTGAAACTACTTCACTCTACGGATCCACAACTTCATGTTCTCAGTATGATGGTCTTAAACCATTCATGAGATTTCGGGGATTGACTGAGAGTAAATTTACTCCATTACTTCATGACGATCAGTTTCATAAACTTCATGATCGCTTCACTTATTTGAATGGGGGGAATCCTCTGACAGATAACAAGGCATCTTCAAAGAAAATGAAGAGGCAAACAAAAATGATTTCGATCATTAAAAAATGTTTGCAAGATCAAGAAAAACTTGATGAGTTCAATGATGTTATGTCAAAGGCATTTTCTTTAACTGAGAAGAAGAGATTTTATACTTCTGAGTATGGTTATGAAAATGTTCGTGAAGTTCTTGCTGGAGAACAAACTCAACTTCGTCGTGGTCAAAATTGGGAGAAGTTTGAACTTGAAAACATCATTAAATGGTGGAAGAAGAAGGCAAGTAAACGTTACGAAAAACTCAAAGCAGAAGGAAGATTCCGTGATAGAATTGAACTCTGGACAGAAACTGACGACATTCAAATTATAAGATGAAGTATGAATTGAAAGATTGGTTGAACTCTATCAACCAAACCAAAAACAATATTATGGATGAAGATTCTGAAAGCATACGTCAGTATTCTCCATATATCATCAATCGTTGCTTATCTGGAGAGATAGATTCTCTCATGTATGCTAATGAGATGAATATGAAATCCTCCTTAGATAAAAAGTTGCAATATGACTTTTACATAAATATTCTGAGAAAGAGAAAAAGATTTTCTCCTTGGCTTCGTAAAGAGGCAGTCAAAGATCTTGAATGTGTCAAGTCATACTATAACTATAGTAATGAAAAAGCACTCCAAGCTTTGAAAATTCTTACCAAAGAACAAATCGACTTTATTAAATCAAAACTTGAGACTGGAGGAACAAAATGAGTATCGTTAATGAACCTGAAGTTCAGTGGTCACCAGATCAAATGGTGGAAATTACTTTAAATGAACCCGATGATTTTCTTAAGGTTCGTGAAACTCTAACAAGAATTGGAGTTGCTTCTCGTAAAGAAAAGAAACTATATCAATCTTGCCATATTCTACATAAGCAAGGAAAATATTTCATTGTTCACTTTAAAGAACTCTTTGCACTTGATGGTAAAAGAGCAAATCTAACTGTGAATGATGTGCAAAGGAGAAATCGAATTATTCAACTCTTAGCAGATTGGGGGCTAATTGGAGTCTGTGAAGTTTCTCAAATTGAAAATATCGCACCACTGAATCAAATCAAAGTTCTTTCATATAAAGAAAAGGGTGACTGGATTCTTGAAACCAAATATAATATTGGAAAGCGAAAAAAAGTTCAAGAGACTGAATAAATAGTATTGAGACCTTCGTGCGGTCTCTACAAAAGTCGGAACACCCCATAAAGAGGTTCGGTTTTCACCGTTCCTCTTTTTTTCGTTTTATGGTTAAATAATGTTGGATGCCGAAAGGGTCCACAAAATCAAACCTCGCTTAAAAAGGAGTTACTAAAATGAGTAAACTGATGAAATATCAGGTATCGGATCTTCCTGCTCTTTTGGAAAGAATCAATCGCAATACAATTGGAATGGATGAGTATTTTGATAGACTCTTCACCCTTCATGAAACAACCGCAAACTATCCACCTTACAATCTAATTCATGTAAGCAATGTAGAATCTCGCTTGGAAATTGCTCTTGCCGGATTTAAAAAGAAAGAAGTTTATGTCTACACACAAGATGGTAAACTCTTTGTTGAAGGTCAAAAAGAGGATAAAGAGACACAAACCCAGTATCTACACAAAGGTTTGGCTCAACGGTCATTTACACGTTCCTGGACACTCTCTGATGACACGGAAGTTAGATCAGTTGATTTTGAGGATGGGCTTTTGAGAATCACTCTTGGAAAGATTGTTCCTGAGCATCATAGGAGAAAGGATTATCTCTAAATAGTTTGGGGCAATCCCAATATCGTCGCCAGACCCCGCTTGACAAAGACCAAGCGGGGTCTTATAATATGGGAAAGTTTTTGAATCAAATGAGCATTAAACTAGTACTTCTGAAATCTGGAGAGCAAGTTCTTACAGATGCCAAAGAACTGACTTCGGAAAAGAATGGAAAGGTCTTTGCATATCTTTTTAATGACCCTGTAGTAGTCATTGAGAATTACGTGAGTCAAGAACCAAGAATTCTCATGGAAGAAAGCGAAATTGAGGAAAATGGAGAAAAGGTTGAAATTACAATGACTCCATGGATTCGTCTTACTAAGGAAAAGAAAATTGCTGTTCCTCTGGATTGGGTTGTTGCTATTGTGGATCCCATTGATGATATAATTACTATGTACAATTCTCGCGGTGAACAAAATGATTCAATGCCTCCTTCTGAAGAATATTGATATTGTATTGATTTCTGAAATCGAACAAATTGAAGTTGAACCACTATCTGGACAACCTGATTGCAAACTCATCAATCCAGTTCAAATTCTTTGCAAGAGTGAAGAACCAGATATTGATAATAGAATGATTCGCTGGCCCAAAGGAGAAATTACGAGTCAGCACACTCTAATGATTCATTCTGATGCTATACTGACTATTGTCGAACCACATGAAAAACTGGTAAGCGCCTACAAAGACTTTATTAAGGAATGAGATTTTACACAAACATTCAAATGGTCGGAGACCAATTTCTTGTCAGGGGTTATGAAAACGGAAAAAGTTTCATGACCAGAGAGAAATTCAATCCGACTCTTTTTGTATCTTCAAAAAAGAAAACAAAGTACAAAACTTTAGATGGGCACTATGTTGAAGCAATTCAACCAGGATCTGTTCGTGAGTGTCGGGATTTTATTAAGAAGTATGATGGCGTCGATGATTTTACCATTTATGGTAATGAGAGGTTTATCTATCAATACATCTCCGATAAGTATCCAGAAGATCACATCAACTTTGATATTTCAAAAATCTCTCTTTATAGTTTAGATATTGAGGTTGCATCAGAAAACGGATTCCCAGATGTCTTTAATGTATCTGAAGAAATTCTTCTGATTACGATTCAAGATTATACTACAAAGAATATTATTACCTGGGGTCTTGGTCCATTTAATAGCACAAATCCAAAAGTCAAATTCCGCCAGTTTCATTCTGAGTACGATCTTCTTAATGACTTTATTCATTGGTGGATGGATAATACCCCAGACATTGTGACTGGATGGAATATTGAACTCTATGATATGCCTTATATTACAAGGCGTATGAATCGTGTTCTGGGTGAGAAACTCATGAAAAGACTTTCTCCATGGGGTCTTGTAACAGAAAAGGAGGTTTTTATCTCTGGGAGAAAGAACATCAGTATTGATGTTGGTGGAATTACTCAATTGGATTATTTGAATCTTTATAAAAAATTCACTTATACAAATCAAGAGTCATATCGACTGGATCATATTGCATTCGTTGAACTTGGCCAAAAGAAACTAGATCACTCAGAGTTTGATACTTTTAAAGATTTCTACACAAATAATTGGCAGAAGTTTGTAGAGTATAATATCATCGACGTAGAACTTGTTGACCGTTTGGAAGACAAGATGAAATTGATTGAACTTGCTCTGACGATGGCCTATGATGCAAAGGTCAACTATAACGATGTGTTTTATCAAGTTCGTATGTGGGATGCAATTATCTACAACTACTTGAAGAGAAAGAATATCGTAATTCCACCAAAGACTGGTGGTAATAAAGATGACAAGTATGCTGGTGCCTATGTGAAGGAACCAATTCCTGGAAGATATGATTATGTGGTCAGTTTTGACCTTAACTCACTGTATCCGCATTTGATCATGCAGTACGCAATTTCACCAGAAACACTTGTTGAAAAGCACGAACTTAATAACCGTATTGCAGAGTTAGAAAAAATGTTGTAGAATATCCTCACCTTATAAATAATAAAGTGTGGATAAAATTAAATGCAACCAAAATTTAATATAACAAAAGAACAACTACATCAACTTTATATTATTGAAAACAAAAGTCGTAAAGAATGTGCCGAATTTTTTGGATGCTCTGATCCACTTATAAAACAAAAAATAAAAAAGTTCAATTTACAAAAACCTAAACATCTGGAAAATAAAAACAAAGAAAGAAAAGAAGTTCTTTATTGTGAAAATTGTGGAATTGAATTTATGGTTAGTAGATTTAGAGCAATAAATGAAAAATGGAAACTTCGGTTTTGTTCTCATTCTTGCTCTACAAAATTTAGATATTTGGGTGAGGATCATAAGAGGGCAGTATTAAATTCTGTTGCTGCTCGTAGAAGATGTAGAATGAAAGATGCTTTTGACGAAACTGCAGATCAAGAAAAGATACATGAAATCTATTGTGAGGCAAAACGACTAACCAAAGAAACTAACATTCCTCACGAAGTAGATCACATTATTCCAATTTCTAAAGGTGGAAAGCATCACGAAGAAAACTTACAAATTATTACTATGAGTGAAAACCGCAAAAAACATAATAAAGTTGTGGAGATATAATATGTGGAAAGATGTCCGACAAATGTCCCCTCAAGAGATTAAAGAAGAATTGGAAGCACTTAAGAAAGTAATGGAACTTTCTAATCAAGTAAATGTTGATAAACTTCTCAATCAAAATTTGGATTTAGAACCTTTAAAGAAGGTAAATCTTACTATGACTGCAAACGGGGCACTCTATCGTAAAGTAAAGGGTATGCTTCCTGAACTTATGGATAAAATGTACAGTGAACGAGTCGTTTTCAAAAAGAGAATGATTCAAGCTAAAAAAGAGTATGAAAAAAATCCCTCGGAGAAAGTTAAGAAAGAAATTGCTAGATGTAATAATATTCAGATGGCAAAAAAGATTTCTTTGAACTCTGCTTATGGTGCCATTGGGAATCAATACTTTAGGTATTATAAACTTGCAAACGCAGAGGCAATTACACTATCGGGACAAGTGTCAATCCGATGGATTGAGAATAAGATGAATGCATATCTAAATAACCTTTTAAAAACCGAAGGTGTAGATTATGTCATCGCATCTGACACTGACTCAATTTATCTTAACCTTGGACCTCTTGTTTCTAAATTTTTTGCTAATAAATCTGGCGATAAAGCAGCAATTGTTGACATACTTGATAAGATCTGCAAAGATAAATTGGAACCGTTCATCGACGCTAGTTATCAGGAACTTGCGGACTACGTTTCGGCGTATGAACAAAAAATGCAAATGAAGAGAGAGAATATCGCTGATCGTGGTATTTGGACTGCGAAGAAGCGTTATATTCTCAATGTATGGGATAGTGAGGGTGTTCGTTATGAAGAACCAAAACTCAAGATTATGGGCATCGAAGCAGTTAAGTCTTCGACTCCAGCACCTTGCCGTAAGATGATTAAGGATGCACTTAAACTTGTCATGGTCGGCACTGAAGATGATGTGATTAACTTTATTGAGAAGTCAAGAAAGGATTTCAAGAAACTTTCAGCTGAAGAAATTTCATTCCCACGTTCTGTAAGTGATGTTGAAAAGTTCCAAGACAAGAAAACAATTTACAGAAAGGGGACTCCAATTCATGTTCGTGGTGCTCTTTTGTATAATCACTACATAAAGGAAAAGAAACTGACAAACAAGTATTCCTTAATTCAGAATGGGGAGAAAATTAAATTCTGTTACCTGAAGGTTCCAAATATTATTCATGAGAACATATTTTCCTTCATTCAAGACTTCCCCAAAGAACTTGGTCTTGACAAATACGTTGACCATGAACTACAATTTGACAAGGCATTTGTAGAACCTCTAAGGGCAATTCTCGATGCAATTGGTTGGTCTGTAGAAAAAACTATTAGCTTGGAGAGCTTTTTTGCATAATGGACTTCTTAAAAGATATCGTAAAAGAAATTGGCGATGACTTCACAAAACTCGCATCAGATATTGATGAGACTGAAACTTATGTGGACACAGGTTCGTACATTTTTAATGCACTGGTTTCAGGTAGTGTATTTGGCGGTGTATCTGGTAATAAGATTACTGCCATTGCTGGTGAGTCTTCTACTGGCAAAACCTTTTTCAGCCTTGCTGTCGTCAAGAATTTTCTTGATACTCATCCTGATGGGTACTGTTTATACTTTGACACAGAAGCTGCAGTTAACAAGTCTCTTCTAGAGAATCGTGGATTAGATCTTGATCGAACTGTTGTTGTAAACGTTGTTACAATTGAGGACTTTAGATCGAAGGCACTTAAAGCAGTTGATATATACTTAAAGAAACCAGCAGAAGAACGCAAACCTTGCATTTTTGTGTTAGACTCCTTAGGTATGCTTTCTACCGAAAAGGAGATTACTGATGCACTCAACGATAAACAAGTTCGTGATATGACCAAATCCCAACTGGTCAAGGGTGCTTTTAGAATGCTAACTCTGAAGTTGGGTCAAGCAAACATTCCAATGATTGTAACCAATCATACCTACGATGTCATCGGTGCTTATGTTCCTACAAAAGAAATGGGTGGTGGTAGCGGTCTTAAGTACGCTGCCTCTACGATCATTTATCTTAGCAAGAAAAAGGAGAAGGATGGAACGGAAATCATTGGAAACATTATCAAGGCAAAGACTGCTAAGTCGCGTTTAAGTAAAGAGAACAAAGACGTTGAGATTAGGTTATACTATGATGAGAGGGGATTGGACCGATTCTATGGTCTCTTGGAGCTTGGAGAAATCGGTGGACTTTGGAAGAATGTGGCGGGTCGTTATGAGATTGACGGAAAGAAAATCTATGCCAAAGAAATTTACAAAAACCCCGAAAAGTATTTCACTGAAGAAGTAATGCAACAACTGGATGAGATTGCAAAGAAAGAGTTTAGTTATGGGTCTTGATGGAACAAATTGAAATCACAATTCTAAGAAATCTAATTCACAATGATGATTACACCAGAAAAGTTATTCCATTCATTCAACCAGAATATTTTGAGGATAGAGTTCAAAAAACAATCTTTTTAGAGATTGCTGAATTTGTAGTAAATTATGATAGTTTGATTAGTCTAGAAGCTCTTGAGATTGAGATTTCAAATCGTTCTGATTTGAGTGATGAAGATATCAAGACTGCAAAAAAATGTATTGAAAAACTTGATGAGAATCCAGCAGATCAGCAATGGTTGATGGACTCTACTGAAAAGTGGTGTCGGGATCGTGCAATCTATCTTGCACTGATGGAATCAATTTACATTGCTGATGGTAAGGATGAGAAAAAGAGTCGGGATGCTATTCCAAATATCTTGAGTACTGCATTGGCAGTATCTTTTGATAATCATATCGGCCATGATTATCTTCAGGACTATCAAGAGAGATTTGAGTCATATCATCGAAAAGAAGATCGTATTCCTTTTGATATTGATTACCTTAACAAAATTACTAAAGGTGGTCTTCCAAATAAAACACTTAACATTGCTCTTGCTGGAACTGGTGTAGGCAAATCTCTTTTCATGTGTCACATGGCTTCTGCATGTCTTCTGCAGGGATATAACGTACTTTATATCACTCTTGAGATGGCAGAAGAGAAGATTGCAGAGAGAATCGATGCAAACCTTTTGAATATTAATATTCAAGAACTTGCAGATCTTCCCAAACCAATGTTTGAGAGTAAGGTCAATTCTCTTATGAAAAAGACTCAAGGTAATCTTATAATTAAAGAGTATCCTACTGCTTCTGCTCATAGTGGACACTTTAAGGCACTTCTTAATGAACTTGCACTTAAAAAGTCATTTAGACCTAATATCATTTTTATCGATTACCTTAATATTTGTGCTTCCAGCAGGTATCGGGGAAATAGCTCTGTTAATTCTTATTCGTATATTAAGTCAATTGCAGAAGAACTTAGAGGGTTGGCTTGTGAAGCAAACGTCCCTATCGTTTCTGCCACGCAGACCACTCGTTCTGGTTATTCTAGCTCTGACATTGACCTTACTGACACTTCTGAATCCTTTGGTCTCCCTGCTACTGCTGATCTTATGCTTGCCCTTATTAAAACAGATGAGCTTGAGGAGTTGGGACAAATTATGGTGAAACAATTAAAGAATCGCTATAATGATCCAACAATGCATAAGAGATTTGTTCTCGGTATTGATCGTGCTAAAATGCGTATCTATGACTGTGAACAATCAGAACAAACACTAGTTGACAGTGGAAAAGATGAGGAGTATAATGATGAAGATCCGAAAGACAAGTTTAAGGGATTTCAATTTTGAGTGATTTAAATCTTAAAAATGAAAATGGATTATCCATGGAGTATAATCCTAGATATTATGAAGTCAGAAATATTGATGGACTTCGATATTGTCACTGTGGTTCAGAAAGAGATGCAATTTCTTTATGTGAAATGCATCCGGGATTTACATATGTAACAGTTCTTCTTCCACCAACTCCAAAAACCGTGGATGTTCCTTATGTTAGGGTAAGTCCCGATCTTGAACTTCCAATGCAACAAGTTTTACCACAATCAGAATTAGAACCTTTTATCACAAACTATCATGACTAAGCAAGTAAATTTTAATCGATATCAAGAATTTGTAGATGCAGTAACAAGTGATCCATCAAAGAATTATTTTGACTTTGCTCAAAGACTAGCCGTTCTTAATGAAGAGGGTGTTCCAATTCAACGTCTTCTAACTGCTGCTGTTGGCATTTCTGCAGAAGGTGGAGAATTTATGGAGATTGTTAAAAAGATTATCTTCCAAGGAAAACCTGCCAATGAAGATAATCTAGAACATCTTAAGATTGAACTTGGTGACGTAATGTGGTATGTCGCCCAAGCATGTGTTGCTCTTGGAGTTTCTTTTGATGATGTGATTGAAACAAACGTCAAAAAGTTAATGAAACGCTATCCAGGTGGTGACTTTGATGTTTATTACTCAGAAAATAGATCTGCTGATGATCGCTGATTTTGAAATCCCTCTAAATAACTAGAGGGATTTTTTTTTTATCTTATGAATCTCTTGCAGAGACAAGAATTAGGATTTATTCGTATCATAAATGATTATTATAAAGTTTCCCAAAAACCATTTCTTTTAGTCGCTGGATCAACCAGAATACAAAATGTGATTTCTGCCGAAAAGATTTCGGGAAGAACATTCGCGGGCAATGAACAGTATCCTGATGTCGCCCTTCAGACAAAAAATGAAACTTATAAGATTTCAATGAAAGGGACAAATACACCAAGTATTGCTGGAGGAGGTTTAAGGGGAATAGAAAAATCTTATCCTGGTCTTGTTGGTAGGTTTTTAGAAGCAGCAAATAAACGTTTAATTTCAGAAGGATATGAAGAGGGTGATAATATTGGAGATGTGTATGGTAAAATAAGCGAGGAATATAAAGAAGAGATTGTTCTTGGTACACCTGCAATTGGAGGTCCAATTAATTATCTGTATATTGGTTCCATGAATGTTTCCTCCAATCAAAGTCCTGGAAGATTGACTTTGAATGGCCGATTGATTGATGCAAGGTCTTTTGCAAAGTCTGAAAACTTATATTTGAGGTTGAGGAAAAGGAGATCTGATCAAAGATTTGATCCAGAATCAAAAAATAGATATGGATATCCCACAATATTGGGGAAATCTCCAAGTGAGGGATCTTCTTCTAGAATAGTCGTAGTTTCTCGTCCACCAGGGAACGCTCTCATAGTTGAATTTTGAAATAATGAAAACTTTTAAATCTTTCATAAAAAACGCTTATGGCATTTCCGAGAAATCGGAACCAATTTCCCTTGACAAGAATCGTGGGCAGAAGTACTCTAGGGATAAGATGACCTATGAAAAACCAAAAGTGAACGAATCCCTGACAGTTGCATATGGAAGATTCAATCCACCAACAATTGGCCATGAAAGACTTTTTACTCTTGCTGAGCAAATTGCAGGAGAAGAAGGTGAATATAAGATATATCCAAGTCATACACAAGATAAGAAAATAAATCCACTAGACTCAAAGACAAAAGTTGAGTTTATGAAAAAAATGTTCCCATCTCATGCTGAGAATATTGTATATGATACAGGTATTAGAACCATTTTTGATATTCTAAAAGAAGCACATGAGTTGGGATATCGCAAAGTCAATATTGTAGCTGGTGACGATAGAGTATCAGAGTATTCAAATCTAACGCAAAAGTATAATGGTAAGTTGTATTCATTTGAAGAGATTAATATTATCAATGCTGGAAAGAGGGATTCAAACTCAAAAGGTGTTGAAGGTATTTCTTCATCAAAACTGAGAGAGGCTGTTTTGAATAATGATTTCAAAGCATTCTCATCAGGCATCTCAAAAAACCTGAAGACTAGAGATGTGAAAAAACTATATGTGGAAGTCTGCAATCAAATGGGTGTTGATGCAAACATCAAATATAATCTATGGGAAGTTGCTCCAAAATTTGATTGGAATGGTTTGCGTGAAAACTTTGTAAATGGCAAAATCTTTCAAGTTGGATCTTTGGTAGAAAACTTAAATACTGGGTTCATCGGAAAGATTATTAGAAGAGGAACAAATTATATCATTTGTGTTACAAGAGAAGGTTATCTCTTCAAATCATGGATTAAAGACCTAAATGAAGTTTATGAAGTGGGAACAGACTCCTATCGTGAATATGTTCAAAGGATGACTCCTAGGGAGAAGATTCAGTCATTCATAAATAAAAGTACAAAAAAGCGTAAAATTAAAAGGAAATGAATAAAACCTTTTTTGAAGAATTGCCAGCTAGAAAAGTTGGAGGTCCAGTAGTATCCCCATCTGATAGACAAAAGACGCAAGACTCTGGTGGTGGCACCACTGAAGAGAAGTCTGCTAAGAAGATTCGTCAAGCTGTATATGATATTCGTTATCGTGCCCGTAGAGAAGGTATCGAATTACAAGCGGCATATAATCAGTATATGTCCAACACCTCTATGAGCGGTCCAGAAAAGTCTGAAGTTAAAAAGAGACTTTTTGGTGAGGCATATGGTCCTGTTCAAAAAGCAATTATTGCAAATAGTAAAAAGAGAACTGCCAGACTTAAGAGTCTGCTACAATCCCCAATGTATAATAAGAATAAGTATGGGGAACCTGTAGGTGAAGCATTTAAAGGCGAAGGTCCTGATAAAAAATATAAAGTTCGTGTTACTGATAAAGCAACTGGAAGAACTTATGTTCGTTATGCAACCAGACAAAAAATTGCTCAGTTAAGAGCAAATCCAAATATCTCTTCAGTCGAAATGACTGAATATGGTGAACCATATGAGGGTGAAGCAGAGAGAGGTGAACAGACAGCGGCTGTAACTGCTGGAAAGACTTCTGAAAAAGAGAAAGATGAAAAGAAAAAAGATGATGTGAAAGAAGCAAAGAATGGCGGTGCAAGTAAAGCATCAGAAACTAAGTTTCATAAAAAGTTAGATAAACTGGTTCATAAAACCTTTGGTAAGAGAAAGGAAGAAGAAATGAATGGTGTTCATGAATCCCATTTCAAAGTTGGTGATGAAGTCATTTGTAAAAATAGTGGGATGGAAGGTGAAGTTGTAAAGGTTGGTCCTGAAGAAAAAGGTAAGTATTATACTGTTAAGCGTGAAGATGGTAAAAAGGTAAAGTATGCTCCTGATGAACTTAAACTTGAGGATGAAGATGAAAATGAAGGTATGAAAGAATCACTTGATCCAGTGGGTCAAGAAGATTCTGATATTGACAATGATGGTGATGTGGATAAATCTGATAAGTATCTTCACAAGAGAAGAAAGGCCATCGGAAAAGCAATTAAGAAGAGAAGGGTTAAAGAAGATCTAGAACTATCTGAGAAAGCTGTAAGCAAAAAGCAGCAAAAATTTATGGGCATGGTTCATGCTGTAAAAAAAGGTGAAATGAAAGCGCCTTCTCCTGAAGTTGCCAAAGCGGCATCTTCAATAACAGGAAAAGAGGCGAAAAAGTTTGCTTCAACTAAACATAAGGGACTTCCTGAGAAAAAGTATTCTAAGAATGAATCAACTCAATTCTATGATTGGAGAGAGGAATTCTTTGAGCAAATGAATGGTGAGGTTGATTCCGAAACTGCAAAAAAAGTGACGGATAATAGAAAAGTTAATAATAAAGTTAAAATCAATCCCATGGAATCTGCTTCTACTCCAAGTAGAGAATATCTTATTAAAATGATGAAGCAAAAGGGGAAGTTTAGAGACAAATACATGCAGGAACTTGAGAAGAGTAAAGAGCATCTAAAGAGAGCACAATCTGAAGAATACTTCATCGAAGAAAATTCTCCAACCAATTCAAGTCTCTGGTCTCAGGCAAAGACTCTTGCAAAGAAAAAGTTTGATGTTTATCCATCAGCTTATGCAAACGCCTGGGCGTCAAAATGGTATAAGTCAAAGGGTGGATCTTGGAAATCAGGCAAAGGAGGTTAAGTAAGAGTTAACTTACCTATATAAAGAGTAGGTAATCTTTTACTAAAATGAACTGGAACATCCTTTTATCTTTAGGCGAAAAGATTGTTGATTGGTTTTGGAATAGTAAAGAAGTCAAAGAGTTTGTTGTAAAACTCCTTGAGCGTTATTCTGATTCCACTGACAATGATATTGATGATTCTATTGTGGAGATCGTTAGAAGTGCTCTTCTGAAATGATTGAGTGTCTTCTTGCTAGTCACGGATTAACCGTGATTTTAGCAATTGGATGGGCTATCTCTGAGTATCTTGGGGAGAACCCACACGTCAAAGCAAACGGTGTCTATCGTTTCATTAGAAACGCATTGAAGGCAATAGTCTTTTCAAATAGAAAAAAGAAATAATTTTTTGGGGGATTACTAGGTCCCCCATTTTTATAAATACAAATATAAAAAGAGATTTAACACGGGCAAAGACATGGCTCTCTGGGGAAACAACGACAACATCGGCGTTAGTAGCATTAACGCTTTAGCAAATGTAGGAACTGGTCTCGGAATCGTTACTGTTACTTCTGGTGGTACAGTTACTGGCGGCATTGGCGTTTGTACTTTCACCAATCTTGAAGTTGGCAATGTAATCACTCTGGGTCTTGGCCAAACTTCTGGGTTTGGTGTGATCACTTCTATTGCAAGTTCCACCAGTATGTCAATTACCACAACGGCGATTGACACTAGAGATTGGGATGCTGGAAATGATTACAGCAGCAGATATATGATTTTCAGTGAGCAACCAATCTACATGGACACTGATCCCGCCTTTGCACCCTCATCCTCCGATGATCAGCGTGATTATAACTCTAAGATCTATGCTGTCACTGCTGGCACTCTAGGACTCACTACAAGCGATCCTGTGAGCGGTAGAAGCGATTATCTAGATGCAGTAACTCATGGTGGATGGGTCGGAGTTGTGACCTATACCGACAACCATGGCAATCTTCGCATTAAGGCAGAGACACTAGTCGCCATGTCTGGCATCACCACTGGAAATAGAGATTACCCAATTGCTTGATAAATGAAGTTTTCTGAGTTGAACGATAAGAATTATCTTCTTTTTGCCATTAAATATTATGACAATCCTCAGTCGATAACTGAGGATGACTTTTATGAAGATATGAAGAGATTTAAATATATTAAAAGACTCTTCAAAAGATATGAGTCTTCTGGTGCATTAAAGGTTAATCTAATTTTAAACCACTTGATAATTCTTTTTAATGTTTTTGGCGAAGCGACTGTCCCACTTCTTTTCTATAAATTAGAAGAAAGTCTTTGGCCCTGTGCTAAAACCTTTCTAGTTTTTTTAAACCGATTCTCAGAATATCCAAAGTCAACATTGACAGATATTCCAATAGATGATAAGTGTATGCAAATCCTCAAAGACGTATGAGAAATAAATATCTATTGGATAGAATAATTCAAATGATTCGTGAAGAAATGAGTTTTTCTTCCGGTGGTGGGGCATTCTATCGTGGAAGCGGTCAAACAGATTCCGGTTCTCCCACAGCAGGTTATGACCCAGTTATGGATTTTGATGGAAGGAAGAAAAGGTACAAAACTCTAAGTAGTTTCTATCAAAATTCACTTAAAAGGATCAAAAAAAATGTTCGGCACAAGAAAAGTGGAAAGACTCGCGGTTCTTGAACAAAAAATTGACATTTATGAATCTCTTTCTAAAGAGATGATGGATAAACTGGAAAGAGCGGTTTCATCCATTCAAGAGAACAGCAATCGAGTTGCAATTATTTTAGAAAGACACGAACAAAGACTAGAGGATTCTGATAAGGCTGAGGAGGCAATGATCTCTCTCACAAAAAAACTTGAAAATGACATTATAAGTCTTGAAAGAAAGTTTGGTGAATTGCAAAGGATTGTCTGGACTGCAGGGGCGACACTCACGGCGATTCTTTCCTTAATTCAGATTTTGCCCCATGTTGGACTTACCTTGACACGCAGCGAAAATGTCGGTATGATCCATAGAGAAGTTCAACCCGCAAATGGATCTGATAGATTCCAAGTACATCAGTCTACTCTCCCCACGTTTACACAAGTTTAAGAAGGTCAAGTCAAACTTATATAATTTTAGATGTCCAATTTGTGGTGACTCAAAAAGGAATAAGAACAAGGCAAGAGGATACCTATATTCTGTAAAAAACAATACAAACTTTAAGTGTCATAATTGTGGGATAAGTTTATCCTTTAATAACTTTTTAAAGGATGTTGATTCTCAATTACACAAACAGTATTATCTTGAAAAATTCAAGAGTGGTTTTTCAAGAAAAAAGTCTTTACCAGATGAATCTAAGTTTGTTTTTGAGAAACCAAATTTTACACAACGTATTCATTTGCCATTATGTTCTGACATAGAAAGTGCTGGCACCTATCTTCAGAACCGTAAAGTTGATCCTACCAAATTCTATTATGCAGAAGACTTTCGTGCTTTTGTAGAAACATTTGGAAATGATCACTATAAAAATTTACGTCAAGAACCCAGGATTATTATTCCTCTATACCAGGAAAAAAGTTTGGTTGGATTTCAAGGAAGAGCATTAGATAAAAAATCTGTTAAATACATTACTGTAATGCTTGCTGAAGGAGTACCAAAGATATATGGACTTGATACAATCAATAAAGAATTACCAATCTATGTGGTCGAAGGACCCTTCGACAGCACTTTCCTTAGCAATAGTGTGGCTTTGTGTGGCAGCGATGGTGACGTTCGTTGTCTTGAGGGAAGCGATCTCGTTTTTGTTTATGATAATGAACCCCGCAATCGAGAGATTGTCAGGAGAATTGAATCTTGTATTGAAAGAAACGAAAAGGTCGTCATCTGGCCAAGTCATGTAACCGAAAAGGATATCAATGACATGGTTTTATCTGGACATGATGTTCAAAGTGTGATAAAATCTAATACATACTCCGGTCTGGAAGCAAAACTAAAATTCTTAAATTGGAAAAAGATATGAGCAACGGAATTCACGTAATTAAAAGAAGTGGTCTAGTCGAATCAATCGACCTTGAAAAAATGCACGTTATGGTCGATGAAGCATGTAAAGATCTTGCGGGAGTTTCTGCATCTCAGGTTGAAATTCAATCTGGTATTCAATTTTATGATGGGATTACTACTGAAGAAATTCAAAAGATCTTGATTCGATCTGCATCAGATTTAATTGATTTGGATCATCCCAACTATCAATATGTAGCTGCAAGACTACTTTTGTTTTCAATCCGAAAGCAAATTTATGACAAGATTCGGGAGTTTCCAACTCTCCTAGATCATGTTAAGAAATGTATTGATTGTGGCGTATATGACGCAGCAATCCTTGATAATTATACAAAAGAAGAATTTGCAAAGGTAGATCAATTCATTGATCACAGTCGAGATTTTCTATTCACATATGCTGGTCTTCGTCAAGTTGTAGACAAGTATCTTGTTCAGGATAGGAGTAGTGGGAAAGTTTATGAAACCCCACAATTCATGTACATGATGATTGCATTGACAATCTTTGCAGAATACCCTAAAGAAAAAAGACTTTCCTACGTCAAGAGGTATTACGATGCAATCTCAAAACACAAACTCAACATCCCAACCCCAATCATGGCGGGAGTCAGAACGCCTCTTCGCCAATTTGCATCTTGTGTTCTGGTTGATGTTGATGACACCCTCGATAGTATCTTTTCTAGCGATATGGCTATTGGCCGTTATGTCGCACAAAGGGCTGGAATCGGCATTAATGCGGGGAGAATTCGTGGCATCAACAGTAAGATCAGAGGCGGAGAAGTTCAGCACACAGGCGTTATTCCTTTCCTTAAAAAGTTTGAATCAACTGTACGATGCTGCACACAAAATGGAATCCGTGGCGGATCAGCTACTGTCCATTTTCCCATTTGGCACCAAGAAATAGAAGACATTCTAGTTCTAAAAAATAATAAAGGAACGGAGGATAACCGTGTACGGAAACTGGATTATTCGATACAGATCAGCAAAATCTTCTATGAAAGATTCATTCAAAACGGAGAAATCACTTTATTTTCTCCCCATGATGTCCCTGGGTTATATGATGCTTTTGGGACTCCTGAGTTTGATTCTATGTACATCAATTACGAATCAGACGATTCAATCCCCAAAAAGCGAATCGGTGCCCAAGAACTCATTCTAGACCTTCTAAAAGAACGAGCAGAAACTGGTCGTATTTACATCATGAATATTGATCATTGTAATTCTCACTCATCTTTCAAGGATAAAGTTGAGATGAGTAACCTTTGCCAAGAAATCACACTTCCAACAAAACCACTTCAGCACATTGATGGTGATGGTGAAATTGCATTGTGTATTCTTTCTGCAATTAATGTCGGTAGAGTAAAATCTGATGAGGAACTTGAAGAACTTTGTAATCTTGCCGTTCGTGGTCTTGAAGAACTCATTGATTATCAGAAGTATCCAATCATTGCAGCAGAATTAGCCACAAAGGCACGGAGATCGCTTGGAGTCGGTTTCATTGGTCTGGCACACTATCTTGCCAAACTTGGATTCAAATATGATTCACAGGAGGCATGGGATGCAGTACATGGTCTCTCTGAGTCATTCCAATATTATCTACTGAAAGCATCAAATCAAATTGCAAAAGAAAAAGGTGCTTGTGAATACTTCCATAGAACTAAGTATGCAGACGGAATTCTTCCAATCGATACATATAAGAAGGACGTGGACGAAATTAGTTCTATAGAATATCAACATGATTGGGAGTCTTTACGTGCTGATATTCTTTCTCATGGTCTAAGGCACTCAACTTTATCTGCACAGATGCCATCTGAAAGTAGTTCTGTGGTATCAAATGCTACAAATGGAATTGAACCTCCTCGCGGATTTTTGTCAATCAAGAAATCCAAGAAGGGCCCCCTTAAGCAAATTGTCCCTCAATATGCTACACTTAAAAACAACTACACATTGCTGTGGGATATGCCATCAAACGATGGTTATGTCAAAATTGTTTCTGTTATGCAGAAATTTTTTGATCAGGCGATTAGTGGAAACTGGAGTTATAATCCAGAACACTATCCAGACAATGAAGTTCCAGTTTCTGTGATGGCTCAGGATCTTCTAACAACTTACAAATATGGATGGAAAACATCCTATTATCAGAATACCCATGATCTTAAGACCGATGAGGTTTCTGACAATTCTGATAAACTTAACAATCTATTGAACGAACTAGAAAACGCACAGGAGGAAGATTGTGAGTCTTGTAAAATTTAAAACAAACACTCAGGAGAACTCAAAGATGGTTGACTCTATCACTGTTTTCAATTCTGAAACTGTTGATACTACAAAACAACCTATGTTCTTTGGAAAACCTTTGGGAATTCAAAGGTATGACACTTACAAGTATCCAATTTTTGAAAAACTAACGACTCAACAATTAGGATATTTTTGGAGACCAGAAGAAGTTTCTCTTCAAAAGGATCGAGCTGATTATCAAACTCTTCGCCCAGAACAAAAGCATATCTTTACTTCAAATTTGAAGTATCAGGTAATGCTTGATTCTGTTCAAGGAAGAGGGCCAAGTATGGCATTTGCACCATATTGCTCTTTGCCTGAATTGGAAGGGTGTATGAAAGTATGGGAATTTATGGAAATGATTCATTCCAGATCCTATACATATATTATCAAAAATGTTTATGCAGATCCTTCTGATGTTTTTGATACAATCCTCACAGATGACCGTATTCTAGAACGTGCTCATAGTGTAACTGAATCCTATAATGATTTTATTCAGTCCGCATCATCTTATTCATCAGGTAATGAATGGATTCATGTATTAGAGGGTGTTCCTGCAGCTGAATCAAATCTTTATGATCTCAAAAGAAAACTCTACCGTGCAGTCGCAAATGTCAACATTCTGGAGGGCATACGATTCTATGTGTCATTCGCATGTTCATTTGCCTTCGGTGAGCTTAAACTCATGGAAGGAAGTGCTAAAATTATATCCCTCATCGCAAGGGACGAAAATCAGCACTTAGTTATTACTCAAAACATTCTGAAGAATTGGGCAAATGGTGATGATCCTGATATGAAGAAAATTGCCAAAGAAGAAGAGTCTTGGGTAATTAAGACTTTTGAAAATGCTGTCAATCAAGAAAAACTTTGGGCAGAATATCTGTTCAGAGACGGATCTATGATTGGTTTGAATCAGAAACTACTTCAAAAATATGTTGAATGGATTGCCAATCGTCGATTAAAGGCGATTGGAATCAAACCAATTTATGAAATCTCTTCCAAAAACAATCCACTTCCTTGGACTGAACACTGGATTTCTTCAAAAGGTCTTCAAGTGGCCCCACAAGAAACAGAAGTTGAGTCTTATATTGTTGGTGGAATTAAACAGGATATGGAAAGCAATAAGTTTTCTGGATTTCAACTTTGATTAAGAGGGGCACCTGCCCCTCTTTTTTTATAAATAAATCTAGAAAAAAGTTTACTGAAAAGATGCAACCCTCCAATCAATTAAAGGGACTCGTTGAGTCATATAGTAAAGTCGGGACGGAAGATTATAACGCAATTAAGGAGTTTGAAAAAACTCTTGTAAACACCATTGGTGTTTATATGGTCAGTGAGGGATATTCCGAATCTGATGTAAATGAGTTTGTTTCCACTGCTTCTGCTGGAAAACTTGTAGAGAGATTTGAAGAAGCACTAGAAAGTGAAACTGCTTTACCTTATATCAATGAGCAAGGTAATTTTGATACAAAACTTCAATACGTTGAAGGTGCTGTCTATGCAAGACTTGATGAGGGTATTAGAACTGCTGTTAGTAGTGCCGCTAAGAAAGTCTGGCAAAATCCAAAGTTCCATAGTATGGCAAGAAAGGCAGCCAAGTATGGAGTTGCAACTGGAGTAGGATCTGCTCTTGATGATTATCTAACTGGTGGAAAAGTGAAGAAATGGGCTGGATATGCTGGAAAGAAAACAAGAGAAACACTACACAAAATTCCTGAACCCCCTTCAAACAATAAGAAAAAGAATGAAATCCCAACTTATGAAGAGTTTGAATATGTAGAAGAAATTGATGAGCAAACCGTTCTTGCTAAAAAGGGTGGTGAGTGGGTATCTCTAGACAAGAAGACTGGAAAAACTCAAAAAGTTAAACCAACTCAAGCTGCACAAGATAGATATCAACTTGCAAAAGATGTTCAGCGAGCGAGAGAAGGTGAAAGGGCTAGAGTAGCTGCCGGTTACGGATATGGCGAAGGTGGAATTGCAAGAGAAAAAATTGCAAAAGAAAAAGCAGCACAGAAAAAATCTGATGAAAGGTCTGCTGAAGCAAACAGAGCAAGACAAGAGGCGGCGAAGAGAGAAGCAGAAGCAAAGAGACAAGAAAAAAGACGTAAGACCACACCTCCTGCACCTGCACCTACTGCTGCTCCTGCACCTAAACCTGCACCTGCAAAACCAGCACCACAAAAACAAACTGGTGATCCAGAAAAGGATTATGCAACCTGGACTAAAGCAAATAAAGCACTTGCCAAGAAAGTAAAACCAGGACAGGCAGGATATGATGTTATTCAAAAGACTCTAAAGTCTATGGGTGAAGAGACTGTTGATGAGGGAATTCTTCGTACAATGAAGAAAGCTGCCAAATCTGTCCTTGGTCCTGCTAATCAGTCTCCAGAAGCTGAAAAGGCAAGAATGAATAAGTACAGACCATCTGTAAGAGATAAGGACAGAATGCGCCAGAGCGGCATGAAGGAGGACATTGAGCAACTAATTGACTTCCTCCTCTCTGAGGGGTACGCAGACACCTTAGAGGGCGCTTTTGACATGCTTGAGGGTATGAGTGATGAGTGGATCAATGAGATTCTTGATATCTGCCAATTAGAAGAGGCCATGATCGAATATCTACAGGTCATGGGTGAGGCAGAAGATCATGATGAAGCTCTTTACATTCTTTCTGAGATGGATGAGGAGGCAATTGATATTCTCACCGATCAAGTTCTTGAAATTCAGGAAATGTATGGTGAGCAATATTTTAATCCATGGGAATATAGAAACCAGGGAAAAAAACCACCAGCAAGAAAAAAACCTATTGACACTAGAACTCCCGAACAAAAAATGATTGATGCTGTATATGGAAGGTACTCGGGTGATAAAAAAGGAAGTTTAGGATCTTAAATTTCAGGGGGGTTGACATACCCCCCCTTTTTTGTGTAGAATCGGCTTGTCAAAGGAGAAAAAGATGAATAGAGCTAAGCTTAAAGTTTTAGTAAGTGCTCTAAGACAAATCTTAGAGGAATTAGAGTCAGAGATTTATTCTGATACGGATTCATATATGAGAAATAAGTATACTGATTACGATGAAATTTTTGATGATGATGATGGATACCCAGACTGATAAATATTAGGGAAATAAATTCCTGAATGAGTGTCTAAAAGTACAGAATATAACAATCCCTGGATCTATTATGGGAATCCGTTTGGGAGCTCTGATATTGGGGATTACTATGGGTTTGTTTACCGTATTACCTGTAAGACCACCAAGCGTCGATATGTTGGGAGAAAGTACTTTTGGTCGAAAAGGAAACCAAAGGGAAAGAGTCGAAGAGTTACAACAGAAAGCGACTGGAAAAATTATTATGGATCTTGTCCAGAATTAAAGGAAGATATTGCAAAGTACGGAAAGGAAAATTTCAAGAGAGAGATTCTTTCTTTGCATGAGACTCCTGGACGTGTGAATTATGAGGAAACACGTCAGTTATTTTTGAATAATGTGCTCACGGAAGCCCTTGACGATGGGATTCCTGCGTTCTACAATTCAAATATTTTGGGACGGTACTACCGTAAAGATTACTTTAAGGGTTGACAAGGTATAAATACTCACTTATAATTTGATGGTCATGCGATTTTGACGTGACTTCAGAGCCGTGGGATCTGCCCCTGAGACGGGGAAGTGCGCTTTTCCTAGACGGATGTAGAGTTCAATTTAATTTAGTGCGTTTATTTTCAACTTTCCTTTTCGCCATTGCAGCACTGGGATTTGTAACCCCAGAGGCAAAGGCATCAAGCGGATGTACTTCCGCATCACATTATGGAGTAGGTGATGGTTATCATGGCAGAACAACTGCCAATGGTGAAACCTACAATGCATATGGTAATTCGGTGGCACATCGTTGGCTACCATTTGGGACCAGACTGAAAGTGACGAATCAGTCAAATGGCAGATCGGTGATTGTTCGGGTAAATGACCGAGGACCATATGTTGGAGGTCGAGATCTTGATCTTTCTTATGGTGCATTCTCTTCTATCGCAAGTCCATCACAAGGACATGTAAGGGTTTGTTATTCAAGAGTCTGAACTAAATAGTGGGGAGTGAATTCTCCCCATGAAATTTAATTTTCATTTCGGTAAGAAGAAAGCATCACTAAAGACTATTATAATCTTAACTTTATTAGTTGCTGCTCTTGCCGGAATTTTCAAAGTTGAAGAAGCAAAAGTCTGGGATGTTGTGTATGAAGCGATTCTATACTTTGATCCAGACAGTCCTCTCATACCAGAACTACAAAAAGATCCTGGTATTGTCGAAAGGAAAGTCGAACGAACTGTAGATAAAGCAATTCGTGAGTATGAGGGCTTGACAGGAGACACAGGAGAGGTTAAAATACCAGAACCGAGATTCATTGAAGAACCCGGTGATTCACTTCTTGGAGGTCCTATGAGATTATGTGCTCCTTGGATTGACGACTGTCCTAAGGAGTGATATAATAACCACATGCCTCAGTAGCTCAGCGGAATAGAGCAATCGCCTTCTAAGCGATCGGTCGTTGGTTCGATCCCAACCTGAGGCGTTGATAGGGTCGGAAATATCCGATTCTATCATATGTTTCGGGATCATCATATCCGAAACAAACCAAGTGCCTGGTACGCCGAGGGCACTCTCGGCGTCCTTCCTATATATTGTGCGGGTGTAGTTTAATGGTAAAACGTCTGCCTTCCAAGCAGAGGTTGTGGGTTCGATTCCCACCATCCGCTTTCCCCAAACATTAAGAAAATGTGATGGGGAATACATAAATACGTCCTGTAGTTAATTTTTCTTAACGTATGAAACTTCGTTCTATTGTTGCTGGTGCTGTTGCTGCCACTTCATTTGCTGCTCCTGCTATGGCAACGCCACAGGGACAGTTTCCTGATGTGCAACCTACCAATTGGGCTTATCAGGCAATTCTAAACCTGAAGGAGCGTTATGGTTGTGCTGAAGGGTTTCCTGATGGAACCTTCCGTCCTGGTGAACCAGCCACTCGTGCTCAAATGGCCGCACTTACAAATCATTGTCTCTCCAACATTGTTGAGTTTTATACTGCTGCTGATGCCGCTCTTGCTGCTGCTCTTCGTGCTGAGTATGGTCCGAGGCTGACTGCTCTTGAAGTTGCTGCCGAGCGCCGTGAACTTGGAGTTGGTAATTATGCTGGTCTTGCATTCAGTGGTTATTCTACCGATGGTAATCCTGAGGGTAATGACTACGCTGCTGGTGCTACTCTGACTGGTCGTGCTCGTCTTTATGAGTGGGACAATAATGTTGCAGTTTCTCTGCGCCCTGAACTGTCATTTATGGATAATAATCAAACCACTCTGGGTGGTGCTGCAACGATTGATTTCCCTGTTGGTCGTCGTACTCTGAGTGATGGTTCTAAGGTTGCTTCCTGGAACGTTTTTGCTGGTGCTGGTGTCGGTGGTGCAATTGGTGGTGCTGATAATACCTACAACATGTATGGTGAGAATACTAGTGGTTATGGTGTTGTTGGTACTGAGGTCAGTGTCAGTAAGAACTTCGTTGCCTTTGCAAATGTGAAGTTCCCCTTTGGTGACAATAGTGTAGATAACTACTCTCTTGTTGGTACTGTCGGTGCTGGATTCAAATTTTGATGGATGATCGGATTTATTCCGATTATGTCTTAAAATCTAAATAATATGTTAAAGAGGTGCTTGACACCTCTTTCTTTTTGTAGTATAATAATACTGCAAATTTTTATATTGAATGTAATGTCTTTACTTTCTCAAAAAGATCGTCAAAATGCAATCAAGGCAATTGAGTTTTATATGAATCACCTTGATTCGCAAAAAGATGCAGAAGAACTTGTTGAATATTATGCTCTTCTGAATTGGATTAAAATTGATCACTCTAAATATGAAACATTTTGAATTATGAAAATAAATTTGTGGTTTTCTGAGCATAATAAACAATGGAGATGGACTCTTTGTGATGAGCAATCAGATCCTTATAAAATGGAATCGGGACAACAATCTGAACTTCGCGTTGCAATGTCCGATATTGCAAATACTGTTGAGTATCTTTTAGACAATTAATGTCTTTTTGCCCGATGACTCAGCTAGTGAAGAGACCACTCTTACAAAGTGGCATTGACAGGGGCGGAACCTGTATCGGGCATTATAAATATAAAAAATGAATGGGTATACTTTAATATAAAATGGAAAATATAAAAATTAGATGTCGATCCTGCGGGAAGGAAATAGAAGGACATCTTAGTAAAACAATAAGTTGCGGTTGTCCCAACATGGCAACCATAAATGGAGATAAAATATCTGCTGTTGACTTAGGGCAAATAGTTATGTTAAACTCTGGATATGAAAAAAATAAATGTAAAAAATTCCTTACAAATGAAGATATTATGTGGCAAGAACAGAGAAGAAATAGGAAAGTTCGTAAATTAGATTTTGAAGTTAGATAAGATTTAAAAATATAATCTATAAATATATAAAAAACTCATGAAATTTAAAGAGTTTCTATGTGAATCAAAAAAAGTCCAGGTCAAAGATTTCATGGACTTTGTTAAAGACGAACTTAATTTATCTACCTTACCAAAAATTACTGTCATAGATGATCCACAGTTTTCTGTAGATAATAAAACATTTGGTTGTTTTAATCTTGGTACGGATGAAATTAAAATCCAAATCGCAAAAAGACATCCATTAGATGTTTGTAGAACTATTGCTCATGAACTAGTTCATTATCAACAAAAACAAAGTGGCAAAGAAATGAGCGGAGAAACTGGAAGTGAATGTGAAAATGAAGCAAATTCAAGAGCTGGTGAAATATTAAGAAAGTATACAAAAACAATTATGAATCACGGATATTAAGATTTCATAACATAATTTTGACCTAAAATATTATCGATTATAATTAATGGTAATATAACATCTTATAAATGGATCAACATACATACGAAAATTGGCTAAAAATTAAAGCTACATTTGAAGCATCTGGAAATACAAATAACATGTTTTATCGAAGAGCAGTAGAAATATCTAAAACTAAAAAAGATCCATTAGAAAAGTTTTTTAAGGGAGACGGTGGTAGAACTAACTGAAGAAGATATAGAAAATTTACAGCAAAGAGTTTTGCAACAAAAAATGATTGAGTTATTTGAAGAACCATGTTCATACGAAGATGGGACTGAAGACGAGACTTGACTGCAATTCTAACTTGTAGTATGATATAGTCATAAAAAATTGATAATGTAAAATGGAATCATTCACGGTAGAACAGTTTCAAACTAATTTTGACAATTTGATGGAAAAAGTTGAAAATGGGGAGTCATTTATAGTAACTAGTAGTTACGGAAATGCAATAGTAATGCCATATAATTCTTCATTTGGCTCTAGTGATGATGATTTGATAAGAATTCACACAGACCACGAAGAAGCATCATAAAAAATTTTAATCATTTGCCCCTTGACACGACTGCTTTATTCCCATATAATAAAAATGAATTTAATTCAACACATGTCTGACTATTCTTTTAATTCCAAATTTCGCAAATCAATTTACACTCTTACTCGCGCAGCAAACCGAGAAATTGATTTAGAATATGATCAACCAAAACTTTTCAAAAAAGTTAAGAAATTTTATGAAGAACAAGGAGTTCAATTTTATCAAGAATCGGAAGCTGATTATGAACTAATTTTGAGTCTTTTATCCGAAGATCTTCAAGTAGATGTTCCAGCTTAAGTCATGGGTTGACAACAACTCCTCTTTTTTGGTATAATACATAGATCGGTGATAACTGAAGCATGGATTTACATTTAACATATTTTGGTGACAATAACTTTTCTATTGGGAAAAATAGAATTAAAAAGCAGGCAGAGAACTTCGGAGTATTTAAGTCTATCTTGGAATATGGAGAACAAGACTTAGAAAATAATACTTTTTGGGAAACACATGCAAAGCCAATGATGAAACCTCGTGTTGGTATGCAGCGACGATATTATGGATATTATGCATGTAAACCTTATTTTATCCTACAAGCATTAAATTCTATTACAGAAAATGATGTTTTACTTTATGTTGACTCTGGATGTGAGTTAAACAAAAATGGTCTAGACAAACTCCAACAATATTATAAAGAGTGCATTGAGACCCAGGGAGTATTTTTTACTTTAGATCTTCCAGAGATACAATGGACAAAAATGGATACCTATCGTCGCATTATTGGTGACAATGATGTATATTTGATGACGAGACAAATTATATCTACAATTTTCTTTTTGAAGAATACCCCAATGGTAAAGAAACTTGTTGAGGATTGGATGGATATTTGCGTTGACGATGGGGGGAAATACTTAGACGATAGTCTATCAACTCTCCCTAATGATACTATTTTCAGGGAAAATCGACACGATCAGTCAATTTGGTCTCTACTACTAAAGAAGAAATCGGAATCTCACGACTTTACTTTTCATGAGGATGATACATATGAAACAATTTGGAATGCAGCTGGACTATCCGGAGTTCCGGTTGGAAAAGAGCAGGCAAAGATCTGGAATACATATGGAAGGGAATATCCAATTTGGGCAACAAGAAATGGGCAAGTGAATTTTACGAATTGTGGGGTTTAATGTGTGAATAAAAAAATTGCTTTGATCACTGGCGTGACAGGTCAAGATGGATCTTATCTTGCCGAGCTACTATTAGAAAAAGGATATGAGGTTCACGGTATTATTCGTCGATCATCATCCATTAATACAAAACGAATTGATCACATTTATGATCAATTGCATCTTCATTATGGGGATCTGACTGATTCTACGAATCTTGTCAGTGTTATTCAAAAAGTGCAGCCAACAGAAATTTATAATCTTGGTGCTCAGAGTCATGTAAAAGTTTCTTTTGAAATGCCTGAGTATACTGGACAGGTTGATGCATTAGGAACTCTTCGTGTTCTTGAAGCAGTGCGTCTTCTTGGTATGGAAGATAAAGTTCGTATATACCAAGCATCAACTTCGGAAATGTTTGGATTAGTTCAAGAAGTTCCTCAAAAAGAAACAACTCCATTTTATCCACGATCACCTTATGGAGTTGCAAAAGTTTATGGATACTGGATCATTAAAAATTACAGAGAATCATACGGATTACATGCAAGTTCTGGAATTCTTTTCAATCACGAATCCCCTCGCAGAGGAGAAACTTTTGTCACAAGAAAAATCACTAGAGGACTTTCACGAATTTCAACTGGGGAACAAAACATATTATATCTCGGAAATCTAAATGCAAAGAGAGATTGGGGACATGCAAAAGATTTTGTGGAAGCAATGTGGTTGATGCTGCAGCAAGATTCTCCAGATGATTACGTAATTGCTACTGGAGAACAATATTCAGTTAGACAATTTGTTGAAGAAGCTGCACCTTACTTTGGTATTAATATTGCATGGGAAGGTGAAGGTTTTGATGAAGCAGGATATGATACGAATACTGGTAATATGGTAATCGCAGTCAATCCTAAATATTTTCGACCTGCTGAAGTAGAGACTTTATTAGGTGATGCTACTAAAGCAAAGGAAATTCTGGGTTGGGAACCTAAAATTTCTTTTAAACAATTAGTTCAGGATATGTGTATTAATGGAAATTGATTCTAAAATTTTTATTGCGGGACATAGAGGTCTTGTTGGGTCTGCAATTTCTAGACAACTAACATCCAATGGATATACTAATCTATTGACTCGCTCTAGGGCACAATTGGATTTGAGGGTTCAAAAAGATGTTGATGAATTTTTTGCTGAAGAAAGACCAGATTATGTTTTTCTGGGCGCAGCAAAAGTGGGTGGTATTGGTTATAATAAAGCAATTCCCGCTGATTTTATTCGGGAAAATTTGCAGATTCAGACAAATGTAATTGACGCAGCATATCGTAATGGGTGTAAGAAATTGCTCTTTTTAGGATCGGCCTGCATCTACCCAAAACATGCTCCGGTGCCGATCAAAGAAGAGTATTTGATGACAGGACCTCTTGAAGAGACAAATATTTCATATTCACTAGCAAAAATTGCTGGATATATGATGTGTAAAAAATATACAGATCAGTATGGATTTCCAACTGTATCTGTAATGCCCAATAATCTTTATGGTATTAATGATAATTTTATTATTGAACAATGCCATGTAATTCCAAGCTTTATCAATAAGTTTGTTACTGCAAAAGATTCTGGTTCGGAAAGTGTTGTCTGCTTTGGTGATGGTAGTCCGACTAGAGAGTTTCTTTTCTCGGATGATCTTGCCGATGGCCTTGTTTTCCTGATGAATAACTATGAAGACCCAGAAATTATTAACATTGGACCTGAGAGAGAAGTGAGTATTAAAGAACTCTCTGAGATCGTTGCAAGACTTGTTGGGTATAATGGTAAGTTAATCTGGGATGTAAGTAAACCAAATGGTACTCCTCGTAGAGCATTGGACACTTCAAAAATGAGTTCCTTGGGATGGAAGGCAAAAACCTCCCTTGAAGATGGTTTGAAGACTACAATTGATTGGTTTCTAAAAAATAGGAGTAATTATGTCAGACTATAAGTGGCCACTTATGAAAAACTCTATCTCTTTATGGGATAGATTTCAACTTGCTAAATTTGTTTTAACTTCCGACAAGTTTACTCAGGGTAAAAATGTTGAGCAATTTGAGAAAGAGTGGTCAAAGTGGTTGGGTTGTAGATATTCTTTATTTGTAACTTCTGGAAGCACTGCAAATTTTTTATTAGTCTCTGCAATCATAGAAAAGTATGGTCTCCAAAAAGGTGACAAAGTTTTAGTTCCATCTTGCACTTGGGTTACAAACATCAATCCAATTATTCAACTAGGTCTTACTCCTATTTTTTGTGACGTAAATCTTGAAAATTATAGTTTTGATTTAGACAATCTTAAAACTATATCTGAGTTACATCCAGATATTAAATTAGTATTTGTAACTCATCTACTTGGAATTCCAGCAGAAGTTGAAGAATATAAAAAAATACTTCCAAATGCATTGTTTATTGATGATGTTTGTGAGTCTCACGGATGTCTTGATAAGAATGGAAATAAGATAGGTAAAACTAGTCTTGGTGCAACATTTAGTTTTTATTTTGGGCATCATATGTCTACTGTAGAAGGTGGAATGATTTCTACTGATAGTTGGGAACTATATGATTTGATGAAAATGAAAAGGTCACACGGACTGGCAAGAGTCTCAGACCAATTCAAATACTATAAGAATAAAAATCCAGAAATAGAAAAGTCATTTCTATTTGTAAGTGATGGATATAACTTTAGGAATACTGAGTTTGGAGCTGTATTAGGATTATCTCAACTAAAGAGGCTTGATAAGTTTATTGGCAATAGAGATAAGTCATATTTTAGATTTGTAGAAATTATGTCCTCTCAAAAAAATAGAGACAATTTCTATCCAATAGTGTATAATGAAGGTAATAGTTGCTTCTGTTTTCCTTTCATTTGTAAAACTAAAGAGATTAAAACAAGATTAATTTCTTTACTAAACAAATATAAAATTGAATATAGACCAGTGGTTGGTGGAAATCTTTTAAGGCAACCTTATCTCAAAGGATACTCAATCGGTGGTAAAACAGAAAACTTAAATGTAGATATTCTTCACGAGAATGGAGTCTACATTGGAAACAATCAGTTTGTTTCTAACAAAGATATGAATCTTTTGGAAAAAATCTTAGGAGAGTTATGAGTAAGTTTGGCGATTTAATTGACCAATGTATTAAAGAGACTATTGATGAAGTTCTTTCTCGTAGAGAACTTCCTGATGTTGAATACATTGAGACTGATAATCTTGGTGAAGTAATTGAAAAACTTTCTATCCTCCACACTCGTATGTGGATGTTGGAAGATGCAATTCAAGAGGCAAAGACTGATACAGAGGTTGCTGAGTTGAAGCGTAAAATTGATATCTGCTTTAAGGTCAAGCGTCCTCGTCTAGTGCAGGCAGTTAATCTTCTTGTGGATAATGCCATTGCAACTGGAAGAACACTTCGTGAGGATTCTGTAAAACTTTATAAGGGAGTTAAGTGATATGTCACTCAAGTATATTCATCACCATCTAGGACTTGGCGACCATATTATTTGTAATGGTATGGTGCGTCATTTTTGTAAAAAATACGATAATATAGTTCTCTTTTGTTATACACATTACTATGACAATGTGAGTTATATGTATCGTGATTTAGATAATCTAGAAATTTTCAACTTCGATATTGAAGAGGATGCTGTAAGATTTGTTGAAAGTAATAAGACAGTCAAAAATAATTTAATTAAGCCTGGATTCCAAAATTTGGATAGTTGTTTAGATAGAATGACCTTTGATGAAGCGTTCTATCATCTTGCAGGTCTTGATTTCCAAGTTAGATTTGATGAGTTTTATTTTGAAAGAGATTTGGAAAAAGAAGAAGAAGTTTGTAAAACTCTAAATCCTGATGGTGAAAAATATATCTTTGTATTGGATGACCCAAAGAGAGGATATAATATTGATATGACTAAAGTTACGGATGAATATAAAGTAATTCGTAATGATTTTCAATTTAAGATGTTTGATTATATTAAACTACTTGAAAATGCCGAAGAAATTCATATGATGCAAACTGGATTTTTGGATATGGTTAACTCATATAGAATGGATAAACCAAAAATCTATAGGCATAACTATGTTAGAAATTATCCAGAATCAATTCATTCTAAAGGATTAAATGGTGTAATAGGAATTTTTTAAATGAAACATTTATTTAACAAATACTTTGAACAAGTTTTGGTTTTGACAACGAACCACGAATTTTCAAAAGAAAGACAAGAGAGAATAAAATTGAGATTAAACGGAATAGATTATTCATTCTTTTATGGCGTTAGTTATGAAGATCTTGATATACAATCTTATTATGATAATGGATGTCAACTCAGATACCCTGGACAAATAGGATGTTCCGAAAGCTTTAATATGATTTATCGGTATATAATTGACAATGATGTTAAAAGTTGTTTAATTCTAGAAGACGATGCATGTATAGATGATAAAAGTCTAAAAATGATGGATAAAGTATTTGATCAACTTCCAGAAGATTGGCAATTATTTTATCTTGGCTATGGACATCAAGATATGAGTCCCTCACCAAATTACAGTTCTAACTTGATAAAAATAGATAAAAATGGATACTTTTATCCAGATTCTACAATTGGATTTGCAGTTAAGAAAGAATATGCAAAAATTTTATATGAAAGAAACAATCCTGTCACTTGGACGGCAGATGCAAACTTACAGCTTACTTTTAGGAATACCGACTGTGTTGGGTATGCTAGTGTACCAAAAATTATTTTTCATGAGGGGAAAGATTCTGTAGTTGAAAATAAAATTTTTTGACATTAATGAAAAAAATAAGATATTTTTGTAATTTTAGTTGGTTTAATCCAACAGACAATTTATTTACATGGGCACTATCTCAGTGTTTTGATTTAACATTTGATGTGGAAGACCCAGACATTGTATTGACAGATAATGATCTAGATCCACAAATACAAAAATACAAAAACTCTAAAATAATATATTATACCGGAGAGCCGTTTTTGTCTTGGTCTGGGAATATTGATAGAAGTCTAATATACAAATCTTTAACTTTTTTTGATTTTGATGATTCTTTCTTTGATAGAGTTCCTCTAATTCTTCTTTATAATTATGAATACTACAAAAATGGATATATAAATGATTATGAGTTTTTACTACTTCCTAGGCAAAAAATAAATAATATCCCTCAAAACTTCTGTTCTTTTGTTTCTAGAGGAAATGGATATCCATCTTGTCCTAGAAAGTATTTTTTCGATAAACTAAGCAAATACAAATATATTAATTCCCATGGGTCGTACTTGAACAATAGTCAACAAATACCAATGGGAAATGTATTGAAATATGAAAACTCATTATTCAAGGTTCAATGTATTTCTAATTATAAGTTTAATATTTGTTTTGAGAACTCGCATGGGTGCGTGAAGTCTCCAAATGACATCACCTATGTATCCGAATCTGGACTTATTAGCGAAAAAATATATGAATCTTTGTTGTCAAATACTATTCCAATCTATTGGGGGAACAAAAATATACACAAAGACTTGAATACAAAATGTTTTATAAATTATTATGACTACAATGATTTTGATTTGATGATGGAAGAAATCATTAAGATTGATAATGATAATGATTTGTTTTTAGAATACTTAAATCAAAACTATGTTATTAATACTGACTCTAGTATATTTTCCAAGGAATATATAGTTGAACTTATGAAAAAAATTGTCCTAAATTAAATGAAAAAGATTGTATTTTTTAATTATGCCCACAAAGGAGATATTTTTCTCTCTAGGGCTTTTGTTCAGCACATTATGAAATTTATTGAAGCTGAGTTTTATTATTCTCATTATTGGGGGGAATATCTATTAAAAGATTTGAGTTTAGAATATATTCCTATGGATCAGATGCCAAAAGTCCAATGGAATAATGAACACGCACATAATTTTGTTATTGATGACACTATCTACATAAACACCTGGATAGGAAAATATGCAAGTTTAGTCACTCCTGGATATTGTGAATGTACTCTGAAGACTTTATATTCATTGGTATATCCAGAAATATTTAATTTTTTGTCTCAACAGTTGAACTCGAATTTACAACTAAAACCAATTGAATATTACTTGGGTTGTAAAATTGACTATTCTCATTATAATATTGCATCAATAGATTGTTTCTTGGAGACAGAAAAAAGAAAAAAAGTTTTATTTTGTAATGGTCCATCTTTAACTGGTCAATGTAATTATAATGGAGATTTGGCAGAAATAATAGACGAAGTTTCTAGCATTTATTCGGACATTTGCTTTATAACCACGCATAATATAGAACTTCGCAAAGAAAATATAAAATATACTGGAGATATTATTAAAAATCAAGGTCAGGATTTGTATGAGATTTCATACTTATCTAAATTTTGTAATATTATGATCGGAAGATATTCTGGACCTTTTATTTTTACTAATGCAGTAATAGAAAATATATTTGATAAAAACAAAAAATTTCTATGCTTTGGAGAAAAAGCAACAGACTGCCATCCTTATCAAATGATATTTGACTCCGAGTTTGTATTCGAAAAATTTTCTAGTTTAGATAATTTGAAAAAAACAATACTTGATATGATTTGAAATGAAAAAACAGTATAACTTAGTTGGAGGTGGATTCAATAACTATGACAACGGAAATAAAGCCTCCTCCATTCATAAGCAAGAATCAAAGTTCATAAAGTGGGTTGATTCTGGAGCAGAAGAGACTTTTTATGTGGACAGATATATTGGTCTCGCTTTTGATGACACGCACAGCAAAAAGAAATATGCCTGGCTATTAGAATCTGCAAATATTTGTCCAGATGTATTAGAAGATGTGAAGAGAAATTACCTCCATTATGTTCGAGTTTATGATGCAATTTTTACACATCATAAAGATTTACTTAAATTGCATTCTAAGTTTAAGTTCTCTCCTTTGTATGGAAGTTGGATTGCTGAACCAAAACTTTATGATAAAACTAAATTAGTCTCCATGATTTGCTCTAACAAGGTAATGTGTGAGGGACATAAGCATCGTCTGTCTTGGGCACAAAAACTTCAAGGTAAAGTCGATTTTTATGGTAGGGGATTCAATGAAATTGAATCTAAGGAAGAAGGTCTAGTAGATTATATGTTTTCTGTGGCCATCGAAAATGCTTCTTATGAATCTTATTTTACAGAAAAGATTCAAGATTGTTTTGCTACTGGAACCATTCCAATTTATTATGGTTCTCCCGATATTGGAAAGTTTTTCAATCCAAAAGGCATCCTCATACTCACTGATGACTTTGATCTTTCTCAGTTGACAGAGGAACTATATTATGATAAACTTGATGCGGTAAAAGAAAATCTAGAAATTGTTGAGAACTTCCTTATCAATGAAGATTACATTTATAAAACTTACTTGGAAAAATAATGACGATAAGTTATAATCACCTAGGATCAAATGGGCGTTTGGGAAATCAAATGTTTCAATATGCAGCTCTTCGTGGAATTGCTACAAATCGTGGATTTGATTGGTTAATTCCTCCTCCAGATAGTTACGGGGATTCAAATTATGGTCTATTTGATTGCTTTAAAATGTCTTCGGTCAAGGAAGAAAACTTTGGATATTTGAACGCTCAAAGCATTTCTTCAAATCAGTTTCACTTTTCTGAAGACTTTTTTAATACTTGTCCAGACAATGTAAATCTTCACGACTATTTTACAACAGAGAAATATTTTGATAATGTGAAAGATATCATTCGTGAGGACTTTGCTTTCAAGGATGAGATTCTAGAACCCTGCAAAGAAGTTATAGATCAACTTGATAATCCTATCTTTATGCACTTGCGTAGGGGTGATTATGCCGTCAATCCAAGTGCTCATCCAATGTGTCCTATTGAATACTATGAAGAAGCACTGACGCATTTCCCTGAAGATAGATGTGTTATTGTTTTTTCCGATGATATTGGGTGGTGTAGAGAGCAATCATTTTTTGATAGCGATAGGTTCATGCTTTCTGAATTTGATGAGAGATATCCTCAAACTTGTGATACTCTTCAAGGAAGACAGCAAGCATTGATTCCTTATTTTGATTTGTGTATGATGACTCTTTGCACTGGAGGAATTATTGCCAATAGCACAATGAGTTGGTGGGGTGCTTGGTTGATGAAAAATAAAACACAAGCAATCATTTATCCTACACGGTGGTTTGGTAGTTATTACGATCATTACATTATGGATGACCTGTGCCCACAAGATTGGTTTGGAGTTGGAGTATGAATAATCTTACATTCTTAATGCCTTGTCGGATTGAGAGTGAAGACAGACTCAAAAATGTGATTACATCGATTGGTTATATCACTCATCATTTTCCACAGTCTACAATTATTATCAAAGAAAATGATACTCATTCGGTCTTTGGTGAAAAGGCGCTTCCAGTCATTCAAAAAATATTTGGGAATACCCCAACGAATCTGCATCATATCTTTGAGCAATCAAACGATCAATTCTTTTATAAGACTCGTATCTTAAATGATCTTCTTCTAGCATCGAAAACAGAAGTTGTTTATAATTATGATGTGGATGTTGTTTATCCAGTATCAAGTTATATAACTGCATATAATATGATTGTGCAGGGTGGATTTGATGTTGTCTATCCATATGGTTGTGGTGTTTATCAATGGGCAGTTGATTATCCCATTCCACTCTTTGATGCTTTTGTTCAATCAAAGTTTGATTTGAATCTTTTACAACCAAATTGTAGATTGCAACCATCTGTAATGGGATGGGGACAAATGATTAAGCGTCAAGTTTATATTGATTCTTATATGTGGAACGAAAACTTTATTTCTTGGGGTGCAGAAGACTGTGAGTATTATTATCGTCTTCAAGCATTGGGTTATCATGTAGGTAGAGTTAATGATGTGGTCTATCACTTTGACCATTCTCGCACTTTTAACTCACATTATCATAATCCAAAGTTTATGGATAACCATAATCTTTGGCAAACTATTCGCACTTGGGATAAAGATGCTATAATGAGTTATTATGAATCTCAGAATTATGTTAAGGAGAGAAGGAGTCAATTGAATGTTAGCGTTTAATCATTTGGGGCAATTGGGGAGACTTGGAAATCAAATGTTCCAATATGCTTCATTGAGGGGTATTGCAAAAAATCGCGGTTATGATTTTTGTATTCCGAATCACAATCAAGTAATTAAGGATCCTTATGGATTTGATTTGAAGATAGAATTATTCTACCCATTCAAAATGACCTACACTCTTCCGCATAATATTAAACTTCTTGACAGAGGGTATGCTCCTGTAGCACAAGAGAAACATTTTCATTTTGACCAAACTTTGTTTAATATGTGCCCAGATGAAATTACTCTTGCTGGATTTTTTCAATCAGAAAAATATTTTAACCATATTGAAGATGAAATTCGAGAGGACTTTTCTTTTAAGAATGAGATTCTAGAACCCTGCAAAGAGATGGTGGGATCTATTCGTGATGTTATTAGTTTACATGTTAGGAGAACTGATTACCTTAAAAATCCAAATCACACAACTTTAGATTTGGATTATTATATTAAAGCACTCGAATGTTTCGATTCGGATATTCCCGTTATTATTTTTTCTGATGATATTAGTTGGTGCAAGAAGCAACAGATTTTTGATTCGGATAGATTTATGATATCGGAATCAAAAGACCAATATGTTGATTTATGTCTTATGACATTGTGTAAGTATCACATTATTGCAAATTCTTCTTTTTCTTGGTGGGGGGCATGGTTATCTAATTCTAATAAAGTCATTGCCCCAATTCAATGGTTTGGAGAGGGAAATGATGATAAAAATACTAATGATTTAATACCAGAAAGATGGATAAGAATATGAGAGACAAGAATAAGTCAATTTATAAATTAAAAAACTTTGGACCAGTGTACTGCATAAATCTGGACGGTCAACCCGAAAGATGGCAGTATATGAAGGAACAATTTGAGTATTGGGAGATTGAAAACTATACTCGCATTTCTGCATATGATGGTAGAGAAGATGATTTAAGCGATATCATAAAAGGAAAATATCCAGATATGATGACTTCTGGTGAAATTGGATGTGTAACATCTCACTTAAAAGCAATTAATCATTGGTATCATACTTCTGACAGTCCTTATGCAATTATTATGGAAGATGATTGCGACATGGGCACAGCTCATTATTGGAACTTTACTTGGGTAGATTTTATCGCTCGTGTTCCTTATTGTTGGGATGTAATTCAACTTGCAATTATTTGTACTGGTGATATTGTAGTTCCAATTCATACTAGATTCGTAAATGATTTTTCGACTGCATGTTATGTAATTACGAGACATCACGCAGAAAAATTGATAAGATATCACATTCGCGGAAATAAATATAAACTTGATAACGGAGTAAAACCTCGTCCAGTAGCTGATGATTTAATTTATAACTCTGGATGTACATATGCAACTCCCATCTTTTTATATAAAATTGAATTGGGTTCGTCAATTCACCCAGAACACATTGATATTTTTCATCGTAATAGTTATAATGGAATTTTAAATTTTTGGCAACAAATGGGAGCAAAATTTAAAGTAGAAGAAATCACATCTTTTAATCCATATTTGGGTAGAATTACTGAACCATCTAAGCAAGAGGCTTGACAAATCTCTTTTTATCATATATAATATTGTTGTAATTCTTTACATTACCAATATGAGTGTTACAAAAAATGAATTTGGCCAAATGAATATTTTTGCCAAAGAACCTACTATGTGGATGTCAAAAGAAGACATTGAGCGTTATGGTTTAGAAACATATGCCGAAAGAGCAGAAAAATTAAATTCTCGCTGGGCTATGATTGGAATTGTTGTAGGTTTTATTTCTTATGCGCTATCAGGTAACTTTTTCTTTGGCGTCTTCTGATGCCTGAAGTTATCTTCACTGTGACTAGTATCTCATTTCTTGTGTTGCTGGCACATTCTGTAAATCAATTATCAAAAACTTATTGAGGAGAAAACAAATGAAAATCAAATTCGGATGGACTAAAGAAAACGAAGTTAATCAAGGAAGACTTGCTATGGTCGGCTTCGTAATTGCTGTCGGTACATATCTCACCACCGGCCAATTAATCCCTGGAATTTTCTGAATATAGAAAAAAATTTTTTGACTCTACCTCTAAATAGAAGGTAGAGTTTTTTTATTACTGTGTCTAGAAATCACATCACAAAAGATGAGATCAAAGTTTTAATTTTGAAGCAAAAACATAAACTAAAAGAAGAACCTCATTATACGAGCGATCTGAAAGCATTAGCAAGTAGACACCTTAATGAATTGCTAGATAAATTAGAAGAATTTAGGTATTAGACATGAAAATAGATTTACATAACTTTTTTAAATATTACGACGAAAAGAATCCAAAACACGTTGCTGCAGTAGAGCAATTTGAAGTGGATCTCGCAGATTCTCCATTATTGGATGACTCTGCAAATTGGGTAAGAATTTATAGAACACCAGCAAATAAACCAAAATCAAATATTCTAGAAGTACCTTATTATCCACAAACAGATAATTATAGAGATCCTCAAAGAACTTGTAATTCTTCTGCTTGTGCAATGTGTCTTGAATACTTCAAACCTGGCACACTCAAAGGTGCAAAAGGTGATGATGCATATATCCGAAAAGTATTCTCTATTGGTGATACCACAGATCATCTTGTTCAGACAAGAGTTCTGAATTCTTATGGAATTAAATCTTCATTTGATTATCATCTTTCATTTTATGATCTTGATCGTGAACTTGAGGAAGGAAGACCTGTTGTAATTGGTATTCTCCATAGAGGAACACTTTCTCGTCCAACTGGCGGACATATGTGTGTTGTGATTGGTAAAACCCCTGCAGGAGATTATGTTGTTAATGATCCTTATGGCGATCTGAATGATGGATATACTTCATCAGTTTATAATGGCAAGGGTGCGATTTATAAGAGATCTGTACTTGAAAGACGATGGACTCCTGAAGGTGCAAATTCTGGTTGGGGAAGAATCTTTGATATAAAAAAAGTAGAATCGCCAACCAACACCAACAATGCCAATGAAGTACCGTTGGTTGGCGTTAATTTAATTAAAGAGTTTGAAGGATTTAGTTCCAAAGCATATTATGATCCCCATACTGGATCATTACCCATAACTATTGCATATGGTAGCACTAGAAAAATTGATGGAACACCATTTCATATTGGTGAAACAATGACGAAAGAGGAGGGTGAAAAACTTTTAATCTATCAGATTAATAAAGAGTTTATTCCTTCACTACAAAAAATACCTTATTGGAACGAAATGAATGATAAGATGAAATCTGCCATTTTGGATTTTGCGTATAACCTTGGTGCGAATTTTTATGGTGCCTCTGGTTTTAATACAATTACCAGAGTTCTTAGAGAAAAGAAATGGAATGAAGTTCCAGCAGCATTAGAACTTTATAGAAATCCTGGAAGTTCCGTAGAAGCAGGATTGTTAAGAAGACGCAAGAGAGAAGGTCAACTTTGGCGGGAAGGTCTTGCAGAGATAGGTTATAAATAGTATTACCTGACTTGTTAGCACTTATCAGGTGGAAAGGGTGTCTTCGGACACCTTCTGGAGGGTGGCGTGGGTGACATTTATAAATAACTAAAAAGTATTCGTAAGATGAACTCACAAGATTTTCGTAGTCTTCAAGAAGCATATATGGAAGTTTATCAATTTGATGAGGGGAGGGGGTGGAGAGATTATACAGGAAGTAATTTACCTGATAATTTAGCAGTAAGATCTGTTGAAAAACATTTGGGAAAAAGTGGTAGAACTAGAAGACCGACCCCCACCAATTTAGCAAGAAGAGAGTTGAAAGCAAGAGAACTAGAAAAACAAGCTAAAAATTTAGAAACTTTAGATAGGACAAATCGAGAAAGATCCTTTGCTGCTAAAATTGGTAATCCACACCGTATCACAGACAATAGTTCTAAAATAAGTAAATTGGGATCAAGAGCAAAAGCAATAAGAGCAGTATCTAAATCTCAAACTAGAAGAACTCCTGAGGATGAAGATAATCAAAGAATTATGAATAGTGTTAGAGTACGAAAAAACTTTGACTTTAGTGGGGGTAACCCACGCCGCTCTAACCGAAGATCCAAATTTGATAGAGCTACATCTCATTTAGATCTTAAGAGGATGGATCCAGATTCTTTTGGAACTGCTAGAAGAACCAAACCAAAATTAAGAAATTCTCCAAATAAAACTACTTTCACTAAAAAAGATAAAAAACTAATTTATAGTGCTAACGGAAAATACGCAGAACCTAGATTCAGGGATAGATGGCCTGGTGCAGATGTGCCACAAAATAATATTTCTAAATTCAGAAGAGAAGAATATGATCTCTACGACATCATCCTCTCACACCTTCTTGATGAAGGATATGCTGAAACACCAGAAGCAGCAGAAGCAATTATGGTGAATATGAGTGAAGAGTGGAGAGATAATATCGTTGATAATATCTAGTCTTCCATCTTTGTTTTCAGTGCAATCACAGTCGTCAATACTGTAAGTAATACTTCATATCCTCTTCTTTCAGATTCTTTGCAATCTGTTGGAGGAGGATTTTTTAGTAGTCCTAATGAGTTTGCGTGTTGAATACTTCCAGGAAGCATAAAGTTACAACTTATAAAATTAAGTCCAACAAATAAAACAATAGAGCACCCTACAATTAGAATGAGTTTATTCAAAAGGGGTGTTTTTCTTTTTACCGTTTTTTGCTGGTCGTCTGATGAATCTTGCGACTTCTGGAGGTTGTCGTTTTGGTTTTGGATATCGTTTTTCACAGATCAGTCCTTCGTTAGTGAGTATTCTTAATGTAATTAAACTCGCCAGAAATACTGTTTTCATTTTACTTCAAGAAAGTAAAGTTCTTTGAATTATTTATTTTTTTAACCTTTTATTTATCAATTTTGGTATAGGAGGAAACACCTATTGACAGGAAACCCTGACAGTGTTATTATAAATACATCAACAAGTTAAGGAATGTAAAGTTCCTTAACAAGTTGCAACTCCCGTTAACCGAGACCTATGGGAGTATAAATGCGTCTCTCATCTTACCTTCATCTGAGGGTGATGAAGGAAATCAGTAAACGAGTAAACCCTATACTCATACTTATTTCTTTTTTAACAAAAATGACTGCTACAATTTCTACACCCCAACGTATTAACGTGTGGGAATCCTTTTGTCAGTGGGTTACATCCACAAACAACCGTCTTTATGTCGGATGGTTCGGAACTCTTATGATTCCAACTCTCCTTGCCGCAACTGTCTGCTTCATCGTTGCTTTTATCGGAGCACCTCCCGTAGACATTAACTAATCGGTGTCCCTTACTCGTAAGAGTATTGACGAAACTGGGTGAATTGCTGGAAACCGAAAGGTAATCAGCAGCCAAGTCCAAAGTACACTTTGGAAAGGTTCAGAG